TTACGGATAGCGGATGGGCGCGATAAAGCCGAGTTCGAGCAGCTGCCTGGAACTCGAGAATCGCGTCGAGCATGCATCGGAAAAGTCGAATTCACCCGTCTCCTGAAGACCCTCCAGCATCTTGCGGTAGACGGCCGCAGCGTCGAAGTACTGCCCGTCGGCGACTGCCTGCTCGATCTTCTCTTTGTAGTCGGAGAAGAACTTGAAATGCAGCAGCACGCCGGAGACGGCGGGGAAATTCCTTTCGCAGGGCAAGGGCTGGTGAATGCTGACGCCCAGGCTGCATTCCTTGTCCCAGAAGATGACAGGATATTTGATGAGTTCGAGCAGATGGGCGAATTTGCGCTTGCGCGGGCCGCCCGTGATGCTGATCGCCCGCTTCGTATAGCTGATCTCGTATCCGGAGCCGTCGAAATGATCGGCGATTTCCCACGGCATGCGGCCGTCGTCGCTGTCGAGCGTGGCAGCCCCGAGCCGTCCGGTCGGATACATGTCGAGCATGGGGGCTGCGAGGCGCTTTTCCCCTCTGCTCTCCAGTGCCTGCAGAAGAGCACCGAGCGGCCGGTTCTCGCAGTCCTCGTAAATCAGGAACTCGTCGGAATCGACATTGAGATACCACCGGTCCCAGCCATAGCGCTCGAAGAGAGCCTCGCGCCATTCACGCCCCCTGCGGGCATCGCGATACCGCACCGGCGAACTCCAAAGGTCCACATCGGCCTGCGCAAGCAGATAGTCCCGCGTCCCGTCCGACGATACGTCGTCGACGCAGATGAAGCGGGTAACGCCGAGCCCTCTGTAGTGCGCCAGAAACGACGGCATCAACTTGCGATCGTTATGCGTATTGAACACGACGGGAATGTCGCCTTTGCCGAGAGGCCTCTGGCCGCCCTCGGTCAGGCATGACATTTCGATCGGTCGCCTCCGCTTGCGAACACGCGCCGTGAGCTTGTAGGTCTCGTACCGGGTAAGCACGCGATCGAATATCCCTCTCCGATCCCGCTCATTCTCAGCTTGGCGAGAAGGATAGTGAAGATCTTTCAAGGTTCGCTCCGATCGGCCGCTGCAGGAGGATGCGTTTATCGGCATCGCCACGGGAATTCAACTCCGCCGCAACTCGAGGCGCTTGCCGCCGCAAGACTTCGGGCCAATGCGCTAGGACCTGTGGACACTTATGGATAGGGGTTTGACGGCCCATATTGCGAGGGACTTTCGTGGAAAATCCGGCGCCGCAGGCCGTCCGCCTGCAAGCCGGATTTTTCGCGACAAGGCACCGCAATATGGGCCGCCCGAAGGGTTTTGCACAAATCGCCCACTGCCGGCGGCTTTTCCCTTGCAAAGGGGGCAACCCTTTGCTGCGGAAAAATCCTTGGCATTGACCGATTTGTGCAAAATCAAACCCCTATCCATAAGTGTCCACAGGTCCTAGAACGCAAACGGATACCGCGGTCGCAGGCTCCGGGTCCCCAACTTGACGAAGTTCTTGAGTTTTCCCGGAATATGTTCGCGCCGGTCATAGGCCTCCAGGAGGTTCGCAGATCTGCGATCCTCGTGGAAGCGGGCGATCCACTCTTCCGTCAGATCGTCACGCTGGACTGCCATTGATGTCTGCAGCTCCGCCGGTAGCGGCATCTGCAAGTGCTCCGCCAAGTGGCTGACGAATGGAATCGGATCGGCGGCGAGCTCCTCGTAGACGAATTCGGCAAATTCAACGCCGGTGAGTTCCAGATAGCTTTGCCAGAAGGCATAGCTGTCGCGAATGTAGAAAAAGCATCGGGCGATCTGCTCGAAGTCGTATTGGGGATTGGCCCTTCCCTCGACGTGAGCGGCAAAACTACGTGTTTGCCTCGCCCGCGCATAGGATATCGCCTGCCTCAGCGTATCCCTGCGCCGCAGGAATACGAGCGCAACGTCATGCATGGCGAGGCAATGCTGAATGAAATCCCTTCCATAGACCTCATGCGTCACGAAAAGCTGGTTCGGGAATATCTTCGAGCCGAAGACGCCGTTCGGCGTAGAGCACTTCCTGAGGAGTTCCTGAAAGAATGCGTCCCATGACAAGGCGCCGGTATCCAGCCGATGGATCTTGGGCGAGAGCCACTCGCTCGAGCGCCCCATATTACCGGCGGCATTGACGAGCGAACCCAGCCAGTTCGACCCGCTTCTCGCCTCCGTCAGGAGCAGATAACCTCGCATGAACTCTCCGTCCGAACTCGCTTCGAAGTCCCAGCCAGGCGGTCGTTAGAGATGAATATTGGCTTTTTTAGCACAAGCTGATGATCCGACGGTTCGAGACCATCCGAGAAAGCCGCCGTAGATTGGCTTGACAAATTCATTGGACGAATACACATGCGTGTGTATTGTCGTATCAGGTGAAGAGCGGCGACATTATTGCAGCATTGCAGAAGGACGGATGGTACGAGGTTGCGACCAAGGGCAGCCACGTTCAATTCAAACATCCGAAAAAGCACGGCCGGGTTACCGTTCTTCACCCGAAGAGGGATCTACCAATCGGTACCCTCAGGAGCATTGAAAAGCAGTCCGGTTTGAAATTGAGGTAAGACCATGCGCAACTATATCGGATTGATCCACAAGGACGCCGAGAGCGATTACGGCGTTTCCTTTCCTGATTTTTCCGGCGTCGTGACCGCCGGTGCCGACCTCGACGACGCGCGCGCTATGGCAGAGGAAGCCTTGGCCTTGCATATTGAAGGGCTGGTAGAGGACGGCGAGGCCATCCCGGAGCCCTCCTCCCTTGAAGTTGTCATGTCCGACGTCGAGAACAAGGATTGCGTCGCTATTCTCGTCGCGGTGAAAACCGAGGCAAAAAGAGCCATTCGAGTGAACGTTACGCTTCCCGAAGGTGTCCTGAAGCAGATAGATGCCTTCGCCGAAGCCCACGGCCTTACGCGGTCTGGATTTCTTGCTCGTGCTGCAACGCACGAGATCGAACGGGCAAATGACGGCCACGACGCTTATGCGGAATCCCGCTTGTCGGCTTAGGGCACTTCCAGCAAAAATGTGTAACGCTTTTCCATGCGGAAGCGCGTACTTTCAAAAGCTTGGAACGAGTGTCCATGCCTTAAGCAAGGCATTGGTATCCGGCAAGCCATGAACGGATCTTTGAGAAGAAGAGAAGAATGGTGGGTGATCACGGGCTCGAACCGTGGACCCGCTGATTAAGAGTAATCTATTTTTCTCTGAACAGCCTGCAAACCAAGTAAAGCGGTTTCCAATGCCGTGCGATAACTACACCAAATTACGCGGAACGTTTCGTGAATTGGAAACCGCAAATTAGTTGTTCTTTGGCTGATCTGCAACTGGAATTTCGAATACGGTCACGTCATCCTTGCGGCATCTCTTCACCTCCACCGGGCGGCAAGCTGAATCCTTGTGACGGACCTTAAGTTGCGCTAGCACCAAATGACAATCAATAAACTGGGAGAATCATCATGGGAGAGGCAGCGCGACGGAAGGCAAAAGATGCCCTTTATGGCCGCGAACCAAAGGGCGGCCGCGGGATCATAATAAGCCCTCCGATTGAGATCGACGGCGACAGTATTGAAATCGTAACGACCTCGATCGACGAACAAGAGCTTCGGTTCAGTGTTCTTTTCTTCGATCGATTGATGTGGCCCAGCAACAATGTTCTGTTGATCTCTGGCGGCAGCAGCACCGTATTTCTTGAACAATGCGGCATTCTTACCCGTCCCAGATACCCCATTACCGGCGAACGTGAGGTGACGAGCGCGTTCATCGATTTCCACCTGCGTGCATTCGAAGATGTTCAAGCAAAAGAGCCAGGCTTATGGTCTCTGTCAAAGGCCTACTCCAACGTCTTGAAGCACTCCCCCAGCTTTGTAAGTTCTGGCGGGTCATACGCGGAACTGCTCGGCGCGATACCGGTGCCCGATAAGGACGTTCCACTCAATGACATACTGGAATTTAAAGAGAAGAGAAGGGACGAACTTCTGGGCTTGCGCATCGAAATCCAGGATTTCGCATCGACTGTACAGAAAGCGGGGGACGATGCCGGAGCTTTTGTCTCCGCGCTTGAGAAGATCGAAAAAGGCTGCCTTGATGTTCTTGCGGTCACTCAAGAAACTGGCTTCCCGTTTAGGCTTTCAAATGTCACGCCTCGTTTTGATGTGGACATTTTGAAGATAGTCGGCGGCTTCATCACCTCGGCGGGCGTCCTGGCCGCGACCTCCATGCCGTCCCTTTCTCTCGCGCTTCTCGGCCATGCGATCAGGAAGAATGTTTCACTTAAGGTCGGCGGCGACATAAGCCGCAAGGTAAAGGGGCAAACAAGTCCGTTTCAGTACGTGGCCTCGTTCCACAAAGAGGTGTTCAATGCCGGCTAGCCGCCGGCATGTGCATCAACTAAGATGGTATGTAGTCGCGTCGTCCGCCCGCTCCCTGATTCCTTTGAAGGAGGCGTGCCGTAGCTTCCCGTCATCCGTCCAAGCGCGATACTCGACGTCTGCAAGGAGTACAGGCTCGACGAAGACGGCGCCTTTTCGCCTTAAGGCCACGGCCGGCGTTTTCGTCACCATCCCCTCGAGCAGCTTCCGCAGTTCTCGCGAAAGCTCGTTTGACCAGCCGGTACCGCAGCCGCCGACATAAACCAGTTCGCCGTCCTTGCGCGCCGCCAGCAGCAGCCGGCCCAGTTGGCTAGGCACGGTCGACGGCTCGAAGCCAACGACCACGAAGCTGTCACGGCGCTTGCACGTGATCTTCTGCCACCATTCACCCCTCCCTGAGCGGTAGGGCTTATCGACGTGCTTGGCGATGATGCCTTCAAGCCCGTGAGCGCAGGCGACGCGGAAGAACTCGTCTCCATCCGCCTGCACCTCTTCCGAAAGCCGGATCGCCCCTTCCCGTCCGGCGACGAGTGGCTCGAGCAGCCGTCGTCGCTCGCCCAGCGGCAGCCGCCGAAGGTCGCGGCCGTCGAGATAGAGAAGATCGAAGGCGTAGAAGACGATGGCGCCGGCTTCATACGGCGATGGCAGGCGCCCGAGTGCCCGCTGCAGCATGCCGAAATCGGAGCGGCCCTGGTCGTCAAGCACGACCGCCTCCCCGTCGAGGATAGCGGTTTTCACGGCGAGGCGCCGCGCGTCGACTGCGATCGTCGGGAAACGCTCGGTCCAGTCATAGCCGCCGCGCGTGAGCACCCTCACCCGGCTTGGCTCGATGTGGACCGCGAGCCGGTAGCCATCCCATTTCACTTCGTAAGCCCAGTCTGGCCCCTTCGGAGGCTTGTTGACGAGCGTCGCCAGGCAGGGGTCAACCCGCGCGGGCATCGGATCGATAGGAGGGAGATCGCGCGGCTTCTTTGAGGATGCTCTGGCCATAGGCCATTAACGCACAGGCCCGCGAAAACCCGAATTGACTCTTTTGGCTGAGAGAACATAGTAAGAACAAACGCAACAGGCGGGTAATGAAAATGAGCGACGAAGCTGGAGCGAGCGCGCGCAAGGACACCGCTATGTATGAGCACTGGTGCGAGCATCCCGGCTGCAAGAAGTGGGGCAGTCTCGGCTTTGCCTTGGGGAAAGAGGAGCCACGATGGTTCTGCGCGGAGCATCAGCCCGAATGGAAGTTGAAGCATGCCTAGAGACGGAGCCTGGTGGCTTTCGGAGCTTCTCGCCTGGACGAAGATCCGCATCAAATGCGAGTGCGGTGTAAAGAAGCAATACGACGCACGACAGCTTTTCGATCGCATAGGAGACCGGAGCATGCCGGGGCTGCTCTCCGACTTCTCCAAGGCGCTCGGTTGCCCCAAGAGCGGCAACATCCAACGCGACCGCTGCAGGCTCACATATGACATGCCATCGGGAGAGCCGCCCGTCTCTCGAAGGAGCCGGCTGGTGATGCGGCCCCAGCCGGTGCCCCTGAAGAAATTACTTTCGCGAACCTTCCCGAATGGTGCGACGTCCTCTGCAAGTGCCGGAGCTGCGGCCGCATCGATCGACTAAATCGGCGCGCTCTGGCCGCGCGCTTCGGCAAAAGACAGAGCATCCTTCAGTTGGCGGCGAAAACGCGATGTAAGAAGTGCGAGAACCGAGACGGCAACACGATCTTCATTGGAAAGCCCCGGCAATAAGCCCATCGCGCAGGCGTTGGGATCATTCTGCCGCCGACTGGAGAGCGCCGCCGTCGGCGAGCGTGGCAATCAGATTTGCGATCGCGTCTCTGTGCGCTGGTGATGGTATCCTGTCGAAGTTCCTCGCTACCATCATGGCATCGTTGCTTTGTGCAGGAAGGATCAGCGTGGCTGCGCCCGCGTCAATGCCCTTCCAGAACTCGTCGATGCTGCAATTAAGCGCCCTAGCCACAGCAAAGAGGCTTCCGGCGGAGATCCTCCTCGCCCCGTCCTCGCATTTTTTCATCTGTGACCAGGAGATGCCGATCGCCTTTGCTAATCCCCTCTTAGACACTCCGGAAAATTCCCGAACGCGGCGAATGTTTGAGCCGATGATAACGTCGACCTCGCTCGCCGTGTTTGTGTTATTCATGGCTCTCCCCATCGTTCGCCGCCATCAATTATTGCGCTGGCCGCTAGGAGTGTCGAGCCATCCGTTCAGGGCAACTCACCCGATTGGGTTATCGACAACATCAAGCTACTTTGCTAATGGTGACAACCTATAATTGCCCGTAATGCGTCTATTTTTTATTCATACCGATAATCATTTTGGCCGGAAAATCCCGGCCGCGGAGGAAATCATGGCCACAGTTACGTATCATTTCCCAGGCGGACTCTATCCTAGCCAGTATAACCCGCCTCTGACCGGCGTCAGCGTTAACCCGACTTTCGGCGAACTCGTGGACATGAGCGAGTCGGCCCGATCAACTACGACCAGCACAGACGTGCTTTATCGGCTAGACAACGGTCTCAAGTTAAAGCTCGTCGGCACGGGGTTCAGCTTCAGCCCCAGCGGTGACGCTGTCGGCGGGACGATCACCTCCATTGAGGTCCTCCTGAATAACGGAACAACTTTGGTGCAGACCGTAAGCGGTCTCAGTCTTTCTCTTGAAGACTTTCAAAATGCCGCGGCGGCATTCGGCAATCTTGAACTTGAGGCATGGCTTCTGAACCGCGCCGATACAATCAACGGCTCGGCGGGGCACGACAATCTATCCGGACACTTCGGCAACGATGTCCTCAACGGCAACGGTGGCGACGACTTCATCACAGGGGGCAACGGTGACGACACCTACGACGGCGGCGCCGGGCATGACATTCTGAGCTTCCAGGATGCTTATGATTCCCCCTTGGCCACAAACGGAATCAATCTCAACACCGCTACCGGTACGGTCGTAGACCAGTTCGGTTTCTCGGAAACGTTCCAGAACTTCGAAGAGTACAGAGGCACCCAGTTTGCGGACACGATGATCGGGTCATCGGCAAATGAGACTTTCATGGGCCTCGGGGGGCGCGACACGCTCAATGGTTGGACGGGTAGTGATCTCGTCAGGTACGACCGGGATGCTCAGTTCGGCGGGACGTTAGGAGTCAAGGTTGACCTCGACGCCGGCACAGCAAGAGACGGTTTTGGGCGCGAGGACACACTGATCAGCATCGAGAATGTGCGCGGCACTGATTTCGCGGACTCGATAGTTGGCAATTGGGCCTCAAACTTTCTCCGGGGTTTCGCCGGCAATGATTGGATCAACGGCGGCACCGGGTCTGACACAATGCGGGGCGGAAAAGGTAACGATACCTACACCGTGGACCGATCCGGCGACGTTGTGGATGAGAACGCCGACAGCGGTTCGGGGGTCGATACAGTTCGGTCGACTGTATCCTTCAATCTCGGTAACACAACTGCAGTTAAAGGAAGTGTCGAGAACCTAGTTCTTACTGGCACATGGGACGTTAGCGGTACTGGCAATGGCTTGAATAACTCGCTGACCGGAAACTCAGGCAACAATGGCCTGAATGGCAGCGGTGGCGACGATGTAATCAATGGAGACCTCGGCAATGATATCCTGACCGGTTCTGTCGGTCTGGACTCATTCCGTTTTAACACTGCCCTCGATGAAGCGACCAACGTGGACACCATCACGGATTTCACCGTTGCGGATGATACGATCCAGTTGCAGGCTTCCATCTTTACGGGGATCGCGGGAACAGGAACACTCACCGACGTACAGTTTGTCGCCAACGCAACCGGCACTGCGGAGACGGCCGAGAACCGGATAATTTATGACGTCGATACCGGCGAACTGTTTTACGACAGCGACGGCAACGGTGCAGGGGGAGCAGTGCATTTCGCGACACTTGGCACCAACCTAAGCATCACCGCAGCCGATTTCTTTGTGATCTAGTCTGCCGGTATCGTGCACACACAGCGCCTCATACTTGGGGCGCTGTTCTCGTTTTTATGAGAGGCCCTCGCGAGCCCGATCAGCGCCGCAGTTGAGCGCCGTCGCGTTGGCTGGCCTCGATACGCTGCAGGATCTCGCGCACGACCTTCAGGTCGCCCGACTGAGCGTTTAGCAGCGACTGCAGATCCTTAATTGCGGTGGTGATCGTCGCCGTCGACTGTTCCGTGACCGTGACGCGATAGGTGAGGTTGTCGATCTTCCGAACCTCGTTTTCCAACCCGCGAAAGCGTTCTTCCGTCCGGCCGTCACGCTCCCGGAACTCCGCAAGCCGGTCTTTCTGCGATTGCTCGACTGATGTTCGCCAGGACTGGAGCTCTTCGATATCCCGGCTCTTCTCTACCCAAATGGTGACGCCGCCAATGCCCATGACAAGGAGGGTGACACCCTGGATTATTGTGTTGAGGTTCCATTCAAGCCTTGCGGCACGCTTAGGCAGTTCCATAGCTTCATCCTCGTTGTTCCCCATCGATGCCCCTCGTATGCAATGCGATTTCGCTTGGTTGACTACTGCTGCACCGCGTCGTGGCGGGCGCACTCGCTCTGTGTCCAGGCGCGGGCGCCGCATAGCCCCGCGACCGTCTCGTCGATCTTGTCCTGATCGGCCGGCGTTGCGCCTCGAGCGCCAACCAGCGACGTGCCGACAACAGCCCTAGCCGCCTGGTTGAGGCGGTCTTTCGACGCAGAGACCTGTTGCGTTGACGTACAGCCGGCCGCGCTCAATGCACAGGCGGCGGTTAAAGCGAGCGCGATCAGCTTCATCTCGCAGTTCTCCGATTGCTTCGTTGGTTGCGGAATCCAGTTCGGCGCGTTCGAGCTTGCGGCCCTCTTCCCGCGCTCCGGGGATGATCCAGAGCGCGTTGACTGTCTGCGTGACAAGCAAGACGACGAAGCCGCCGGCGATCGCACCAGCGGCAAGGGAGATGCGGCTGACCATCACGCCTCCTCCCAGTCTGGTATGTCGACCGTCTGACCGGCGAGCGCATGCGTGCAGTCCGCAAGAAACTGGATGCGGCCGTCGGTCACGAACGAATGACAGATCGCAGGCGGCGCACCATCCTTGCCGGCGTCAGCACCGTCATAGGTGACAAGGACGGACGGGGTGAACGTGGGTGCCTCCGGTTTGCCGTTGTATCCCCAGCGGGGGCCAGGCCCCGCGCCGACGCCGACCTGATGCGCGCCGTCGCAGCCGGGACACCAGAACATGAGCCGGCCGCCCTCGACGCTGCGGAGCTTTCTCGATAGAGCAGCCATCACGCCATCCCCTCTACCTGTTTCGCTACCGCCTTCCGATCGGCGTTTTTCCGCCAGTAGAGGAAGCCGGCAATGCCGCCGAACGCGACAAGGATCAACAATAGGTTCTGCCACGGTATGCCGCCGATCGCGGTGAGCAGCGAAGCGCCGCCGCCGATGACAGACGGGGTGATGACCTCTTTCGACTTCCACCAAGGTGCATCGAGGCTGGGCGGCGTGACAGGAACCGGTACCGGCTTCTCCTCGGTCACCGGCGCGGCCTTGACCTCCGGCCGCGCCGCTTCGCCCGGGGTGAGCGCCACAAGCGCGGTATGCATCGCAGCACGGGTTTTCGGGCCGACGTCGCCGTCGACCTGCAGCCGCTGGTCAGCCTGGAACTGAAGGACGTTGTCGGCGCGGTAGCCGAGAAGGACGAGAGATATCCGCGCCAACCGGTCAAATCGATCGCCCAAACCATTCTTGCCGCCGTTGATCTTCTTCGTGATGGTCTCGGCGTCGCCCTCGTCGGCCCAGCGGTTCAAGTCCCGCGTGTCCCAGTAAAACAGCGGCACCAAACCCTCCCATGGATCGGTGTTGACCGCATCCGGATCCTTGACGAAGTCCGGGCAGTCGAGGCCAGCGGCGCGGCACCAGTTGCGGAACTGGCGATAATTATCCTTGCCGGTCAGTTGCATGCCGGTGCGGCCACGGTAGAGATAGCCGTCGCCATCCTTCTCCGGCGTGTTGCCGAGATCGGTGCGCGTGTCGTAGCGCTGCTGCGCCGGCGTCGGACCCCAGATTTCGCGATCGTACCGAAAGTCGCCGCTCTCATGCATGAGCTGGGCGAAATACTGCGTGAGCCGGTGCGGCCGATCCATGCCGAACCGGCCGCCGTACCTGTCCAGCGCCACAAGCACGGACGCGAGGTTGCTCTCGTTCACCCTGCCCTTTGCGGCCGCGCGAACGTGCTGAGCGGTGATGGCGCTCATTGGTGTCTCCTGACTGTATTGTTTGAGTGTTTGCCTCGCCCGAATGGGCGAATAGAGTTGCCGAGTGCATTGTGGTAACGCCGCGCAGCCGTCCTGCCGTCTCGCAGCGACGGGGCGGTTAGAGGCCTGGCGCCTGCCTCCTGCGACCGGGCCTCGCCCGGAGTTCGTCTGAAACAGGCAAACGCATAGCCGCCCTCACCCCGGACGTGAGTTCGAGGGCGACGGGAAGAGTTTCCCGAGCCATGTTTCACCTTATTGTTTGGGAGGAAGTGTCTGTCTATAGACAATAAAAAACCCCGCCGAAGCGGGGCCTTTCGAGTCGGACGCTCTTTGGGACGCGTCAGAGGATGAAGTAATCCTTGGTTAGGATCATCGCGTCATCCAGGTGAATCTTGAAGTCGGAGACTTTATCGCCGTTTACATCGCCGTGGATATAGGTGTCGGACGCATGCTTCACGTATCGCAGCTCTCCGCCCGCTCCCGTGAACGACGCAGTTCCGACGAACGTAAACGCCTCGTTCCCAGCAACTTTCCAGTTGGCGTCGATCGCCGAGACATCGATCCTGTCCTGCTCACTCGGCAGGAAATCGAAGATCGAATCTGAACTCGTCGTCTTTGAATCGGACAGCGCTTTAAACAGGAACTTGTCAGCGCCGGCTCCGCCCACCAGACGGTCAGCTCCTGCTCCGCCGTAGATCGAGTCATCGCCCCAACCGCTGCCAATAATGTCGTCGCCCGCACCGCCCGTTATGCTGTTCATACCGCCAGTGCCGTAAAGCTCGTCTGCGAAATTCGAGCCGATCAAGTTCTCAATGGAGGAATAGGTATCGCCATTTGCGTCGCCAATGTTCCCGCTCGAGCTACCGAGATTAGCAACTACACCGGCAGCGGCGCTGGCGTAAGACGCGGTATCCCATCCATTTCCGCCGTAAAGCTTGTCGGCGCCGGCGCCCCCGGTGAGAACATCGTTTCCATCGCCGCCGGTTAGAACGTTGACCCACTTATCGCCGGTCAGCGTATCGTTGTAGCGTGAGCCGGTCAGGTTCTCGATATATCTGAAGGTGTCGCCGTAAGCGTCACCAGTGTTCGTAGAAGGGGCGAAGAGGCTCGCAGACACTGACGCTGCGGCGGTCGCGTAGGATGCGGTATCATATCCTGATCCGCCATTGATCTCATCCTGGCCGGATCCCCCAGTGATTGTGTCGGCGCCGTCATAGCCCCACAGGATGTCGTTTCCGCCATTCCCATTGATCAAGTCATTCCCGCCGAAACCCAGCAGCAGGTCGGCGAGGCTGCCGCCATTGATAGTGTCGTTACCCTTCAGTACTTCGCCGATTACACCCAAATCATCGCTCGTGCTGTAGGTCTTAGCCGCAGCTACGATCTTGGTTGCAGCGATGCTTCCGCCTTCGACGTAGAACAGACGCTGCCCACTGTAAAAAGCGGCGTAGCTCGTCACCGTGCCAGCGGTCGGCTCACCGGAGGAATTATAACGGAAACCTGATCCGCGGAATTCTTCGACCGTCCCGTCGCCGTAATCGACCCGGAACAGAGTTCCGGATTGAACGTAGGAATAGCCGTAGTAGATCGAACTGAAATCGAAGGCGCTCATGTTGAGCGAATAATTCGACGCCACTGTAATGTTTGCCATTTATGCCCCCATAGACCCCATTGATGAAAGCCATAGAACAGTTTCAGGTTGTAGGCAATCACTGGTCGGAATGCAGCGCGACCGCTTCAGGGTTGTCGACCACAAGGTTCTAACGGCGGCTTCATCCCACCCCGCTCCACGCCTGTTATTGATTGAATTTTACAGTTGCCCGCCGCTGAGTTTTTAGCCTAGATGCCCTCCGAATTGGGGGGAAGAGAATGCTGAAACGACTTGGCGAGCTGGCCGCGACAAAACTTGGTCTCGCAACGCGAACTGATTTGATCGCGATGCATGAAGTGCAAATGCTGACTACTGCCAGCATCTTCAAACTGTGGGGCACCTCGCATCAGCGAAAGGCATCCAATAAAGCGCTCGTTGAATTGTTCTTCGGGATGGTCAAAATCTTGCAGCCGAGCGTATTTATCGAGGCTGGAGCAAAAAAGGCCGACACCTCAATACGTGCGCGAAAGGTACTGCCGGAGGCGCGAATTGTTGCCTTTGAGGCGAGCCCAGACAACTACGCGATCTATTCAAAGACGGAGCCCCACGCCGAAAACCGAGTGGAATATCTTCATTTCGCGCTGAGCGACCGTGAAGGAACCATCGACTTCAACATCAGGACATCTGTTGCGGGCAACGCCGTGTGGGAGCACTCGGGTGCGAACAGCATTCTTGCCCGCACTGACGATTCGACTGAGTACAAGACCGTAGCCGTCCCCTCCCGTCGACTTGATGACCTTTTTGTCGACTGCGGAAGCTGCGCCATGTGGGTTGATGTTGAAGGAGCAAGCAAACAAGTGCTGACCGGAGCGAAAGAAACGCTTCGGAAAGCTCAGGTCGCCATTGTTGAGGTCGAAGACCACGAAATATGGGAAGGACAGTGGAAGGCCGGCGAGGTTATCGGCGCGATGATGGACGCCGGGCTGGTTCCGATTGCCCGTGACTTTGAATATAAAGGTCAATACAACGTCGTGTTTCTCCATCGAGATGTCTTCGTTGGTAACAGGGACATCCGCCAGAACATCGAGTTTTTCTTCAGCGAACTCGTAAAGCGATAAGCGGGCATTCGCGCCCGCCACTTCAAGTTCCACAGGGATTGATTATGTCCGAAAACCCTACCGAAAGCCGGCCGTCACTCGGTGAGCTGATCGTTGAACTCGTAAGCGCGTTGAACCATCAACACACGTTCTTCGATGAAGCTCAGGAGAACGGCGGTGATGCTCAAGATGAAGTGCGGGAAATCGTGAAAAAAATCGATGACTTGTACGGGAACCGCGCGCCAGCTTAGGTTCGCCGCGTGGATTCACACGGTAATGCCCAGATGCGCCAGCACGTTGCGGATCTGGGTTGTCATCGTAGAAAGCTCGGCGTCGTCAATATACCGATCGTACATGGCCACGGCCGCGATATCCGCTTCCCCTTGCCAGGAGAGGCTGTAGGAACTGCCGATGCGGAAATCGCCGGCGGCGAGGACACGCGCCTGAGCAGCGAATGTAGCCGCCGCCGTCGTGGCTGTTGTAAGGTTGTCCCGTTGCGCCCGATCTGTGCGAACGCGGGAGGCGACGAGACTCCAGCCGGTAAGAGTCGTCGCTATACTCGTGCCAGAGGATGTTACGGCTGTGTTTGTCCCGTCAGTGTAGCGGGAGCCGCTCATCGTCGCGAGCGAGGCGCTCGAATTGCTGTAGATGCTCGCCCCGGAAAGACTACTTGCAACATAACCTGCTCTTGAGCCTGATCCGAAATTGCTGACAAACATCGGCGAATGCGCTTGGTCTGCCATCGTATCCGTTGATTTGAGCGCAACAATGTGCGTGAGCGCTTCAGTGTCCTCGATTTTGGTTTGGACGAAGCTTTGCCCGCCCTTGAAACGCAAAAACGCACCTTGGTCCGATGGCGTGCCGAAAACCTCGGCGTCAACTCCGCCGAGCGCCAGGTTTCTGGCCGAGGCGCGGACGCCGCGATTGAAGAACCACAACCCTTTCAGGCCGCTTTCGACTGCCGCGTTGAAGCCAACTGCCGACGCCGAGAAATCGGCGCCGGGTACGAGAATATTGGTACCCATGTAATTTTCTCCTTGGGGGAATGAGAGATTAGAGAGCGCCTTGCGCCACGGCCGCGGCAGCCGCCGCGAGCACTTCGGAGACGCGCGCAATATTGAAGGACGACAGGTGCACCGTGTCGGAGAGGCTTGCCGTCTGAATGCCGAGATCAGAGGTCGAGCCAGTGTCGAGCGCAAATCCCACTTCCTGAGAAGCCATCGCCCATGTCGGCAACAGTCGGATGTCTACGTCTGCCTGCTCGCGGACGAATTTGATTTGGCGCGACAGCACCTCGACGTATTCGCTCCACACTGTATCGCGGTCACTTGAGCGTGAAACCGGGGGGAACCAGATGACGATCTTCGTTCCCGGCCGCGCCGCTTGAATCTGCCCGCACATGATGGTGAGCCCATCGGTGATCGCCGGCCCGAGATCCGGTGAATTGAGGTCGCGGATGTCGTTGGTGCCAAGGCCGATGAATACGACGTGGGGATCGGCGAGCGTAAACCGATCGAGGTAGAAGTCGAAATCGAACACATTCCCGTTGCGCACGACCGACGGATCGTCGCCGCCGGCCGCTACACGGAGGAACGGGTTTTTCGTCTGCTTCGTCGCTTTGTCGGACGCGAGATAGGTTGCCTCATCACCGGGCGTGACGATGGAAACACGGTCCGTCACGGCATAGGTGAAGTCACCAAACTCCCAGCCCTCGCGGCCTTCGCCGAGCGGTCCCGTCACATCCGATGAAATTTGTCCGATCCCTGCCCCGTTCAGAGTGCCGACGAAGGTGAGCGTGTAGCCCTTGGCGGCGGCTGCGGCGTTCATGCGTGCCGCCATCTGCCGGTTCGTTATGCTGTCGCCGATCATCAATACCCTCGCAGTGTTAAGCGATCCCGGTGCAACGGGAGGTGTCACGACGGACATTGTCGCCTGATGCCGTATGTCCGGGTTCACCTCGTCCAGCCGCGTTTGGAGGTAGACGGTGCCACCGCATTTCGTGAGGTCGACCACGAGCTCGTCATCACCGAGCCTGCTATAGGAGGCGCGCGATCCATCCGTTGCCGCCTCGCTGTAAAGCGATGCCCGCACACGGGAAATGTCACTGCGCGCCGGCAGAATGTTGCGCGTATAGAGATGCGTCTCCGCGCCATCGAAGGCGACGAGGTGGCCGCCGATCAGCGGTGAAGCGTCGAACCCGGAATTGAAGCCCTCACCCTCGCCGCCAGAAACGCCAGGCGCGCGAAACTCTGTTGCCGTCAAGGACAGAGCCTTGAAGCCGAACTCATCCTGAACGGCCAGCAGCTCAGCGGAGCTGCGCGTATCGCCAATCTCAAAGCTTCTCTCTGGCGGGTTCTGCCGCAGCGAACCGTCCGTTTGAAGCTGCATGCCGACGAAACCGAGATTGTCATGGAAGCTCGCCGCCACCTGCGCGACCTTGGAGACGAGAAGGTCACCAACGCGCTGCCACCCAGCCGGCGACGTGCTCCATGCATATTCTCCCTCGTTCGCGACCGTGCCGCCGACGACCGGATCGGTATGCGTGCCGGCATCTGGTCCCGCAACCCGCCCCGCCTGGCCGTTCGTCGTTCCGACGATTGCCGCCATCGCCGTCCATGTTCCCTTTTGCAAAAGGCCTGCCGAGGCGGCCTCGGCGACCAGCTCAACCTCGTCTATCTGCATCTGCAGGTCGGCCGCCGTATTGGCGATCTTCTTATCGATGACTGGCCCGATAGAGCGGATCGTGCTCTTGTCAGGCTCGACTGGATCTGACGCTGGTCCGTCCGGCCAAGCAACTGCGAAAGCATCCCTGATTTCATCTGCCATGAAGCACTCCATGAAGGATCGACCCGGCGCGCGGCCGAGGTCGATAAGGCCTTTGATTTTTGGTTTGATCAGACGATCGTCACAGTGACGGGGCCCGAATAAGGGCCTTCGACGTCCGAGCCGTTGAGCGGGACCGCATAGTAGTCCCAGACGCCTTGTGGCGCGCAGCTCGGGGTTTCTGGGTAGAGGATGACATTGTCCACTGAACCCGCGAACGTCGAGCTTTCATTGAAACCGGCAGAGACGTTACCCGCCAGCGATGTCATCGAGCCGCGATACGTGCCGTTCGCGGTCCGCGCGACACCGTTGACGACCGTTCCGCCATTAAACCTGGTGAAGACGTTCCCTGCCGTCAGGTCGAGGACGTCGAACTGATATCGGAAAACCGTCCCCGCTGGGGTCAGCGTCACAGTTTGAAGAAGCGAATTGGCGCTTCCTGCGGCGTGCGTCGCCTTGCCGCTGGCGATAGTCCAGCCGGCGCCCTTCGACCACACCGTATCGGTGTCAAAACCACCATTGGCGAAAAGGTTGGTCCTCGTATCGTCGCCGTCCGTGAACGAATAGCTTGCCGACGGCCCCACTGCCCGCGTGCCTACCAGGGTCGCCGTGTCTGGATCGAACGCAGAGCCGGAAGGCACCCGATACATCTCGACGGATCGGACGTGAGAGTCGTTGCCAGTCGAGAATGCGAACGCAGCATGGCCGAGGCGCGGAGCCGATCCAGTCAGCGCAAAAGACGTGAGCGCGGCCGGAGGCGTCGGATCTGACGTTGACGTGACGGTTTCCGTCACGGACCAGTTCGAATACCGCCTATTAGACGCAATGAAAGCAGCCTGGATGTCCAGAACCTTGTCGGTGGGCACATTGCCTGTGGACAGGTCGATGTATCCGCCTGATGGTTCGGCGCTCGGGTTTGGCTGCTCAACCCACGCACCTGGTGTGCCGAGGCCGTCCGCGTCCGCGACGCGATAGCGAACGACCGGCGTCAAGCTGCCGTCCTCCGGGTCGATGATCGCCACACGGATATAGACGCTTCCGCCGTTGGCTTTCGCCTGGATCAGATTGATGACCGGCGTCGGGATCTCGGAGGCATTCGGTGCCGGCGGTACCGGCGGCTGTTGCCCCTCTTCCGTTGCTGGGTTCCAGTCGTCGATCCCGTCGGGATGTTCGATGAAGTCCATCGTAAAGCCGCCCTTTGTGAGGGCGACGATGGAGCGGCGGTTCTCAACCAGCTTCCCGTCGAGCTTAGGCAGCCGTTTCGGCGTCTCCAGCCGGACCCATCGCGCATAGACCGCGTTGATGCCGGAAAGTCGGACGTCGAGGCTGCCCTTCACCTCCTGCCGCTGCCGCAGCCAATCCCGCTTGCCGAGGCGTCGTGCTTGCCGCCACTGGTGGCACCATTCGTAACTACCCTCCATCGTGAGGACGCGGCCCGCGGCGATCTGTGCGTCGGTGTCCTCGAAGAAGTCGGTATCGCAGCTCGTGTAATTCGTCGCCGGATAGGTGAACTTCGGCACGAGCCGATTGCACTCGTCCTCGAAGAGAACACCGTATTGGATGTTGTGACCGACAATGTCGGCATCCGTCAGCGTGGCCGTCCTGCTTTCGCGGAATTTGCCGACGGTCAGGATGCGGGCGCCGTCACCGCGCGCGACCAGGTGGCCGTCGCAAGTTGCCAAGATCGCGTTCAGGCCGGATTTCGGACCGTTCTCGGTAGTATCCCAGCCGTTGCACTGGTAGCGCTTTTCCGTGCCGCCGCCGGCGAGAGGGACATCCTCATCACAGATGTCCGCTTCCTCTTTCCAGAGATCGATCACCGGTAAGAGCGCCTTCTGGTAGTCGAGGCCAAACCCGAACTCGTTGAAGCAGAGATGCCAAGCCAGAATGACGGCCGAGTTTCGCGTCCACGTCCAAGTGCTCGGGTCGGTCGGGCTCTGCGCCGGATCGCGGAAGTCCCAGCAGTAGGCGCCATCGATCTCCACCGACGGCGACGGGGCGCCGTATGGGAATGCCGTCTGCTGATCCTGCGCGTCCGCATTGTGCGCCCGCATCGCTAGCGATGCCTGACCGTCGCCGCGATGATCGTTGGTCCAAATGCCGTCCGCGCCTAGTGCGGAGACGAGCTCGGCATAGGGCGTTTCAGGGTTCGCACCGAGGCGGGTGTACAGCCTCACGTTCGCGGAACCCGCGCCGTACCGGCCGCCCGTCGTTAAAGGCGTGACGACATTATCGACGACTGTCACCTCATCGTCGTTCAGGTAGAACCGGTTGAACGACTTGATGCGGTGGCCGGCGATAGCCTGCACCGAATAGAGGTTCGAACCTTTCGCCTCCCACATCATCCGCGCGCCGGCAACGCGAGTGCGGCCGACGGCGTAGATGCGGAACGGTATCGCCTGGTTGAGCGGCGCTCTGCCGTCCTCTGGCTTCGGGGGCTTCGGTGCTTGCGCCAGAAGCGCCTGCAGCCCGATCGATATCGCCGTCGTTGCGATCGCCGACGCGAGCGACGCGTAAGTGATCGTTGAGGCGCCAATTGCGAAGCCGCCGGTCCCCAGCACAGCCGTGAAGATCGGCGTAAAGATCGGATCGAACAGGACTTCGCTGTAGAGCGACGTCGTGCAGCCCAGCCCATAGCGCTGCAGCATCATGCGGTGATGGAAACTCATACGCTCAGGTCTCCATCCGGCGCGCGCCAGGCTGCAACGTGATCAAGTTTCTTGGCGATGACACCGGACGGTGCCAGCAGAGCCCAGAGCGGTCCGAAACGGATCGCGCAGACTTCCTTGACGCCGGCCATGCCAGCAGGAGCGAGCACGACGCCGACGTCGCCGTCTTGCGGATCATCGGTGCGTACAAAGCCGAGCGGCTCGAGTGCGGCCGCGACGAAGGCTACAAGGCCGCCTGCCCGCGCGAGAATATCGTGAGCGCCTTCCGCCGTGCTGTATGTGCCGCGGTAACCTTCTCCAGGATCCAAGCCGACGCTCTCGCGCAGCCAAGTCCCGCAGAAGGTCGTGCAGTCATCGCCAGCAACCCCGCCCCACCGAAACTGGTGCGGCAGGCTAAGAAATTCTTGCAAGGTCATGGCAGTCCTTAGAAATTCGGCCAGACTGGCTGAACGCCCCTGGCGAGCCGGCTCGTGCCGTCGCAGAATTTGTCCGTCGGCGAGATCGCCTTCTGATGCGGGCTGGACCAGACCGAACGCGCTCCCCGGGAACGGGTCGCCTCGCCTGTCACAACGGCGAGAGAAAGCGTGATGCTCGGGCTATCGCCCTCCTCCACTGGCGGGCTCACTTCTCCGGTATGAGACGCGGTACCGGTCCAGATCGGAATGATACTGCTCATCGGCTGGAAATACCGATCGAGCGTCGTCAGGCCCATCTGGACGGCCGCGCCGCGCACCGGCGGCAGGCTGTCGAGCATCTTCGCCGATGTCGTCGGGTCGAGACCTGAAAGGGTGAACTCGACACTGTCGGCGGTACCGTTGACCAATATCTCGAGCGTTGGCACGCCGATGAGACGGCCGCCGCCGAGATAGACGGTCCCGGTCGGATCGATGCTCTCGAAGTTGGCAGGCACATCATTGACCCCAAACCAGAGATGCAGGCTGGGGTCGGTGTCTACTCGAAGGAAAATACCGAGCTGATGGCTGCCCCGCATTTCCTCGATGATGTGTTCGGGGACGAACTCCATCAGAACGCCTCCGTGAACCGAAGCGTCGGCCTGGACTCGTAAAAGCCAGAGTATTCCCAGGGCAACGTATACCCCCTGGGGAAACGCATGACGCACATCGGGCGCGCGAGCTCGACGCGGGTGCCGGCCGTTACCGCCTCGCGCAGAGGAGGAGCGATGGCCAGCGTATATACCGGGTTCGCCTCGTTGGTCTTGGAGATCACCTCCCAATACCGATAGGCGCGCCAGCCCTTTGTCGGATGATAGATTGAGAACCAATCCGACCAGCGCAGCGGCCGTGCGGCGCCGTAGACGCGCATTTTCAGGATGCCGGCCCCAAGGCTCGCCGCCTCGGTGACTTCGCCGTACACAGTCGCCTGGCTGTAGCCCGACCCGTCCGAGAAGAACGATCCGTCAGAATGGGGAATGCCCTTGATAACAGATCTGCGCTTGCCATCAATGATGGGGAACGGGCCGATGCCGTCGTTGATGATCGGGACGTTGAAGAACCGATAACCACCGTTCCCGCGCGCTCCAAGCCAGTTGATGACCTCGTGCCGCTCGGTGTCGTCTCCAAGCAAGACGCATTCCTCATAGGTGGCGGTGACAATGCCGCCGCCGCTGGTCTCAATGCTGATGGATTCGCCGAGACCGTTGACGCCGCCATCGAGCGCCGACCCGGGATTGTCGAAACTTGCCCGGGTCGGCCGTAGATACATGATCGGCACGGTGGGCTGACCGGTGTAAATTGCCATCCATCAGCCTTTCTGTGCAACGAAGCGCTTCTGCGTTTCCCCGAAGCCGACCCGGCGCTGCTGTTCGTTGTATTGCGCGAAGTTGTTGGCGCTGACCTGCGAGGCAGCGCCGCGCGCGATGCTTTCAACCTTGGCCTGCCAATTGCCGTCCTGATCGACGAACAAGCGAATACCCGCGATGCCAGCGCCGCCGCCCTGCCCGCCTCCGTTCCGATTGGAGTTGGCTGCCTTTAGCTGATGGTTCGGAATGACCTTTTCGCCACCGCGGAACCGCACGACCTCCGGCCCCTTTTCCCCCACGATCGCCATGCCCGCGCGAGCGGATGCCGTACCATCTGCATAGAGACCAATTCCGCCCGCTTTCGCTCTTGCGAGCTGTCCACCGCCGAAGATCCCGCCGAGGATGCTACCCAGCAGCCCACCGCCGCCGTTTGCTGGCGCGAACAGACTGTTGAGGGCCTGGTCGAGCAGCTTGTCGGCGATCTTGTCGAGAGCGTTCACGGCAGCATTGGCAAACGACTTCCACAAGCCCTCGCCGTTCTTCAGGCCCGATTTGACATCGGAGATGAAGCCCTTCGTGATGTCCTTGGCGAAACCCATAGCCTCTTCGGCCTGCTTCATGGCTTCTTTGGCGGTGTCGAACCCCTTAGCGGTGTCCTCTCCCGCCTTCTTGCCGGAGCCCCCAGCCTTCCCCGCTGCAGCCTCGACGTTGGTTAGACCAGCAGCAACCTCCTTCAACTTCGCCGCTGCAGTGGATGCGCCCTGAGAGATCGCAGTGCCCATGTCGCCGAGGTAGTCTCGGCTAAGCGCTGCCCCGACCGCCGTGTTTCGCGCGTCCACAGCGCCTGAAAGGTCACTCGCGAAGCTGTTTTCGATCATGCCGACGGACATGTCGCCGATATTCGGGATCGATGCGCCCTCGCCCATCCCAAAAGGCAGAGAACCGAGCATCCCGTTGATCTCTGCAATGAACCCGTTCAACAACGCGGTGGCTTTGCCGATCATGGCATTCATGCCGCCGATGACTGCGTTCGCCGCTCCGACGATGGCCGCTCCCATGATGTTGGGAAGCTGGGCCCAGACGAACTTGATGTCCTCGAAGGCGGCTACAAATGAGCCAATGATAAGGTTCACGCCGGTCTTGGCGGTCTCGACGATATCGACGCCGAATATCTGGGCCAACTCCTCCCGGAAGATGTTGGCGGCGACCACGGCGGCAGTGATGCCGGCCACGAAGGCGACAGCCGGGTTTGCCGCGGCAAAGGAGGCCGCGAGGCCGAGAGCGGCGACGGAAAGACGCCCAAGCAGGGCGATGAGGTTGATGACCCCGCCAATCACCGCCGGGGCGTAGATGAGCGCAAGCCCAGCGGCAGCCATAGCGGCATAGGGAGCGATCGTCTGAAGGACCGACGCAAGACCGTTCAATGCCGAAGCCGCCAAAGCCGGCCAATCCACCATCTGCAGGCCAGCCGCCGATAGACCCACAATGGCAATCGTGGCAAGGCTGACGGGAGACAGGACCGAGAGGAAGGCTTGCCCGAGTGCCTGGACTGAGCCTGCGGCCCCCATTGGCCCTAGAACCGCGCTGATCTGCGTACCCTGCTGGAGGGCGATCTGCAGCGGGCTCATCGCCATCGCCGAAGTCACGGCGATGTCTTGGAACTGGGCCGCGAGGTTCCCGACGTTCATTGATGCGGCCGTCATGCCCCGAACGTTCTGGTTTGCCGCTGCGGCGTGCATCTTCAGCGCGCTGGCGGCCTTGGTAGCGGCTGCGCTCTCGCGGTTGAGTGCGGCAGCGGCACTGTCGGCTCCAGCGGACACGGAGGCAGCAGCGGCCCCCGCGTTCTTCGTCGCGCCGGACACGCCCGCAGCCGCCGCCTCTGCTCGCTTGGCAGCATTCGTGAGATGGTCAAGGGACTTCGCGCCCTTCTCAACGCCAGAGCTATCAACGGCAATGCCAAGGGTCGCTACGTCGGCCATAGCATCCTCCGTTACTTGTCGGCTTCCGCGCGTTTGCGCTGTTCTTCGTGCTCGTCGGCGACAGCATTGAGAAACGCGGTATCCATCTGCATCAGGATCATCACCTCTTCGCGCAGCAGGATCGTCCCGGTCATTCGCGACCAGGTTTCGACGTCCTGATAGGTGAGAGGCTGGGGGCCGTTCATGCCCTGGTGGCGATGTCCCGACAGGTGCCAGAACCATTCCCACAGGTGTTCGCCGTCTTCCGGCGGCTCGATATCAGGGTTGAGATGCCCTTGACCGAACCGCTCGTTCATTTCGCGGCGGGATAGCGTTTCCTTTACCCCGCCCATGCCCCGGAGTTCATATCCTGGAGTGTCGTACTTGACGATGAGAGCGACGGTTGCCGCCAGCTCATCGCCTAGCTGCCGAAAAAAGCCGCTTCGTCTCCGAGTGCGCTGTCGATCTGCTTCGCGATAGCTGGCACGGAGAGCAGCTTGCGCTTGTTCGCATCGTTGCAGGCCGGCTTCTTGTCCTCGCCGAGCATGGCATCACCGGAGAACGTCCAAGACACGATTGCGGCCGACAGCAGAGCGATCGTGTTGTCTTCTATCTTCTCCGCCGTGACAGTGTTCCGGCCGCCGCGAAGCGCCTTGTTCTTCAGGGCCCGCTCCACGGCCTTTACCGTATCGCTTTCGAGGCTCTGGAGCTCGACCGACACGCCGAGGGGAGCGCCGGTCGCCGGGTGCTTCAGGTCAATGGTGATCGTGTTTGGGTTGAGGGAAAGCAGGTCCATTGAACACCTTACGGGGTTTCTACAGGGGCAACGAAGATCGGACGCTGGTCGGTGAAAGCGACCGTATACGACTCCCGGATGAAATCGTCCGTGCCGCCGCCGAGAAGCTGGGGACCGGAAACCGGGCCGGCGGCGTACATGATCGTGTTCGACCAGGACGGCGTCGGGGCGTCGGCGTATTCGACCTTGATCGCGTAGTTAAATTTGGTTGCCGCAGCGGCGCGGATTGCGATCTGGCCGGGGTCGTCAAAAATGCGGGCAACTTCGATCGCCAATTCTCCGGCGTCCTCGACCCCTTTGGCCTTAGACATGACCTCAGTATCGAGCGTGTTGTAATTGATGATGTTCGGGGCGGCACCATAGTCGCCCAGATTGCCAACGCTCGTGATCTCCGTGAAGGTCAGAGCGCCGAAGCCGGCCGCATTGAGTGGCAGCGTAACGGCCGCCGTGCTGATGTAGACTTTCGCCCCCGCAAGGGTCGTCTTCAAGCCTGCCATTGTTCGGATCCTTTCCTAGGCAAAACAGTAGTATGGGATGGTGACCGGGATCTGGACCCGGTTCCCTTCCTGGATCGGGCCTGACGCCCAGGGCTCGCTGCTGATCGTGACTTTCACGCCAGAAGCAAACAGCGATCGGTTTTTGAAGAGCGAGATGATGGTCTCGACTGTCTCGAGCGCCCCAATGATCCCCACGCCGGCAGCGAACACGACCGACACTTGATAAAGCCCCCGCTTCTGCTGCGGGTCGTCTCCCAAGGTGATTTCCCGCGTCTGGTTCGGCAGGAAAGAGACGGCCAGGTACTTCGATGGCATGGACTGGCCGGCGGCCGGGAACACCACGTTCGGCGCCGCAAGGGGCAGCGCCGGCGTCAACGTCATCAGGTGATCCGTCAGCGCCTTGAAGATAATTGCGTCGATGCCGGTCGCCATGTATCAATTCCTCATGTCCGAAAAGCTGACCGACAACCAGGCGCATGACTTGCTGACCAATGCTAGGATGACGCTCGCGCAGGCGGCCGGTGAAACGGTTCGCGCTGAGACGGCCCTACGCGCCGCCGAGAAGTCATTGATGCTGCTGTCCCTGGGGCTTCTAATGGCCGCCGAGGAAGGCAGCGACGGCAACCGGGCAATCAAAGACCAAACGCAGCCTTGACCTTCTTCGCGGTGCGGTCGACCGTCATTCCCCAATTCTGGACCGCTAGGCGAACGAACGCATCCGGAGGCTGCCCATTGGCGCCGTATTCGCGGTGACCCGCATATGCTGCCGTGTATCCGAAATGCAGCGTGTCGCCGACCGCAGCGCCGGCAATGACGGCCTCTATCTGCCCATCGTTGTACGTGTAGGCGCCGCCCTCGACCGGCTGGGCAGCCGGGTTGATTGATGGCATGGCGGCGGTGGATGCCATGAGCGAAGCCCGGAGGAACCCGGTATCAACGCGCATCCGTCCGCCGGCGCCGCGCGGCATCTGCATCTCGCGCACGATTTCCTTCGTGCTCTCCTTGAACACCGCCTCGACGGCCTCCGGAACCTTTTCAGCCCATGCCGCGATTTGAGCGCTGAACTTGAGGTTCGCCATCAGGCCGCCCTCGCCCGGTACCGCCGCAGCCCTGCGGAGATGTAGTCGACGTCATACTCGCACCAGCAGCGGCAGCCGGATATTTCGCTGATCGGCGCGCGCGGGTCGCCCGGATAGCGAAGCATGGCGCCGCTCGGGCTCTGGAATACCTCGTCGATACCGACGGCCTGACCGTTCAGAACCCGGTGCGTATGCCTCACCCGGTTGTCTCCGGCCGAATGCCAGCGCTTCTTGACGTCCTGCGCCTGGACCTTTCCGGCCTCTATCTGCTGCCGCATTGCTTCATCGCGCGCGGAGCCCAGAGCCATCATGGTTTCGGTGCGGGCCAGCATTTCGCCGCGGAGAAGTAGGTTCTTGTCGCGCAGTCGGCCGATTATTCTGGTGAGCGCGTCGCCGGTGATCGGCTTGCCGGCTCTGATCGCAGCCATCACGGTCCGGTCGAAACGCTTGTCGCGCGTCTTAAGCTCGAAATACCGGTTCATCAGTTCCGGGTCGCCGGACGCCAGATGGACGCGCGCCCGCTCGATGAACTCGATCTGGTACCGCGTGAGCCCAATCACGCCGCCCTCTCGGCGGCCGGTGACGCGGCTCTGCCGGCCGACGACGTCGAGCGCCGTCAATCTCGGGTTGGCGCCTCTGGCAAGCCCCTGCTCCAGCGCCTGGCGGATGCCCTGCCGCTGGTCATCAGTGATGTGCGTGACGATCGTCGAGGACAGATCGCGGAGGATCGCCTCGGCAACGGGGTTGCGAACGCCGAAACGCCAGATAACACGCGCGCCATTCGGCTCGATCAGGTTCGGCAGCTCTCCGACGGCATTGATGCCGCCGGCGTTGAAAGCCTCGGTTAATGCCACTTCAAGCGCCGAGAATGCTTCCGGCTCCAGATGCATAGCCTCAATGGCACCGTTGATATCGCCACGTTCAAGGCGCTCGACAACGACGCGGAGGACAATGCCTGACTTGATCTCCTCGATAGCCTGCCGGAATGCGGCAGCGAGCGCCGGCTCGTATTTGGCGAGCAGTTCTTCGAAGGACATCAGGCGCGCGTCACATAATCTCTACGGATCTGCCGAATGGTTTCCACCTTCGCCTGGTTGACGGCGCGCATGATGAAGTCGCCCATCTCCGAAACGTCGACGGTCACCTTCAATGTCGCCGCCTCAGCCTTGACGGGCGCAGGTGTGCCGAGCAATGCAGCCGGGGCCGCGGCGCCGCCTACGGCGAATCCGAAAAATGCGCGTCTGTTCATGATTGCTTCCTTCACCACTTAGGCCAGTCGACCTTCGGGATTTCTGCTGTTGAATGGCGTTTTTTGCGTGCTTCAGTATTAGGTTTCGATGATATGCTTTGCGCGACGCATCGCGGGGGCGATCCTATGAGCGCGGATGACCGGGAGGTGGAGGTGCGCGCCTGCTTGACCGTGGTAATAACGGACCTCCCGTATGCCCTTGTGGTCGATCTCTTCGAAGCGGCTCGACGTCACAACGGGACATTTGAAGTCCAACCACCAAGTACTGCTGAGACTGGAGCAGTGGACGTTCATTGCTCTTTCAACTCCGACGATGAAAAGCGTGCGTTCAAGCAGGCGGCCATCGGTTTAGCTAAGCCGCGATCCTTCCTTGGACGATGAAGACGACCGGCGTGATGCCGTCGTATTTGTTCGGGTCGCCGTTGATAATGGCGTAATCGGCGCCGTTGGCGGTGACGACGTCGCCGACGATAGGCTCGATCGGCAGTCCGACAGCAGAGATGTAGATCTGCATATCTCCGCTGAGGATGACGGTTCCGTCGATGTAGCGGGCCTCGTAGGCCATCGGCACGAGCGTGGCAGGATAGGACGTGACGACAGGATCGCCGCCGTAGACAGGATCCGGAGGCGTGATCCGCTTCACGGTACCGGCTTGGCCGTATTTGGCGATGAGGCGCTGTGCGGTCGCCTGCAGGCGTGCATAGATCGGGTTCGCCATCAGACCACCAGAGCGCCAGGGATGCACGGCATGAGGAACGGCCAGAGCAATCCCTCGATCGTGGTGACGACAGGTGTGGCGAGCGCGACGAGTTCGTCGATATCCGTTGAAGTAGAGGTTGAATACTCGACCTCAAGCTGTCCGATTTTCTCGCGCTTCACCGTCGACGTGCCTGTTACGACCGGCGAAAGGCTGCCTGGGTTCGTTAACTCGAGGAATGCGGCCTCATACGAGGCGTTGATAACCGCGACCGGGATGTCGCCCGAGGGGATCGCCTCGCCGTAATAGGTCGTCGCGCCCGTGCGCGGCCAGGCTCGCTCTTGGGCGTACCCGCCGGTCCTTCGCCCGCTGAACCGAGGCTCATACCGATCGATCACCAAAGAACCGCGCTGACGTGCGGCGGTCTTCTGGGCATCGGTCGTGCCGTCGGGAAAGACATAGCCGGCTTCGGTTGCGTACGCCGTGAAGCCGTCGTTCGTGCCGTATCCAGCCATGTCAATCTCCGATGCAAGAATAGGCCCGGCAGGTTACCGCCGGACTGAATGTCAGGGCTGCGTTGCCAGCTCTTCGAGAGCAGCGACGATCTCGTCCTTGGTCGACGGGGTCTTTTCGCCGAGCAGCTTCTTGGCGGCCGACTTGAAGGACATGAACTGCACGTTCTGGTCCTTCGCCATTTCGAGCACTTCGAGTGCCGTTTTCGGCCCATCGCCGTCCTGGTTGCTTGCAGCCTTGGAGACGCCTTCGATCTTGAGGAAGCGAAGGCGCTTGGCCTTTTCGAGATCGACGCCTTCGAGATCGACGTCCCGGGTCTCACCCGGTGGGATGTAGACCGCCCGGCCCTGTGAGCGTACGCCCTGCAGCGCCTTGCTGTTGTTGGTGACCTTCATGACTGATCCTCCGGTTACGGTGCGGTGATTTCGTCGCCGTAGGCAGCAGCACCGGGCAGACGCCATTCGGTACCGCCGGTACGGGCGATGATGCCGGTTTCGAAGCCCATGATGGACTTCTGGCGCGGCTGGAGGACACGGCGCGGCATCGGCAGGTGGAAGCGGAGAACTTCCGAATCCCGGCGATACACGACCATGCGGCCGCCGCCGTCCTGGGAGGCATTCGCGAGCTCGCGCAGCGGCTGGATGTCGAGCTGCTGGCCCGTTTCCGCCGTGTAGACGTTATTGCGGCGGATGTACTCCAGGAGGGTCAGAAGGCCGTCGCCTTCGCCGAGACGGCGAGTGGCAATGAGGCGGAACGCTTCCGGCGGCAGCCGCAGCGTGTCGACCCACTCGACTTCCGAGGTGTTCTCGCGAACGCTGGAGATCAGGTCGTTGATGTCCCGAAGGATCTGGTCGTTGGACTTCGCCGACCAGAAGGTCGAAGAGCCCGTGCCATCCGCCGCAACATCGACACGCGAGACCTGTGGGTCGTTGACGAAGCCGGTCCAGTTCTTCTCGGTCGTGCCGACCATGGCAACCGAGTTGAGCAGGCGCTCGACCTTGTCGGAAGCCGACATGGCCTTGGTGCCGTTCAGGTCGATGCCGTAAAGGGCAGCCTGATTGACTTCCTCGAGGTTCCACTCCCAGCCGGAGCCGATCATCGCGAAGTCATGGCTGGCCATATCCTTCGTGGCCTGGTTGAAGGGCATGTCGGTACCGGCGCCGGAGAGGAATTTCGCCTCGCCTGCGGTATCGACAGTGAAGAACGTCGTCCCGATCGCCCATGCGTTCCCTTCCGTCACGACGGGCACGTGTGCTCCGTAGTTGAAGGTCGGGTAACGCCGCTGGTAGATGCGGGTCTCGATGTTGCGCCCCTGCGCAATGACGAAGGGGAACGCGGCCTGCGCATCAGCGAAGGCCTGACGGATGATCTGGTTCATTGCTCAGGTCCTTTCCCTGATCAGACTGCCGGTGCCGAAGCGCGCAGGCGAAGCGCGATTTCGACGATTGCGCCATCCGCCCCGGAGGTGTCGAAGACAGCATCGGGGATGGGGCCGACGATGTTGGCGCCGGCGGCGTTGACGTAGCGATGGGTCAGCGTGTTGTAGAAAACAGCATCACCCTGCCCGACGGCAGCGCCGGCCGTGACGTACATCGTGCCCATCGTCATGAATGCGCCGGTGAAGTACCGGGGATAGGAGTCGGGGGCGAGCACATCCGCCGGAACGGCCGGGTTCAGCACGGCGATGCCAATGAACTCGCCGGCGGCCGCAAAGGGCACAACCCCGTGGTCAGCGGCCCCGCGCTGAACCGGCTGGCCGAAGCGCACGCCGCCCAGGTTCTCGACCGTGCGGCTGATCTTGTTGCACTTCTCCTCGGAAGCGATCTGGCCGTGCAGGCCCTTCGGAGGAGCGTTGGTGTAGGTGGTCTGGTAGGTAGCCATTGAAGCGCCTCCTTAGTTGGCCGCTGCAGAGGTCTTGCCGGCCTTCATGTCGGCGACCATCTGGGAATAGGCGTCGGTCACGCCCTTATCGGCGTCGCTGACCTGCGAAAGGCCCTGCTGCACGACGGTGCGGAAGGGATCGGCGCCGTTCTTGCTGGCATCCTCGACGAGCATATCGAAGCGGGCGTCGATATAGGCTTCCGACTTGTCGGCGATCGCCGCATCGCCGAGCTTGGCGACGACGACAGCCTTGCGGATGGCCGAATCCGAAAGTCCTTCGGTCTTGACGTCCTTGGCGATCGTGTGCGCCTTGGTGATGAGATCGGCACGCGCCTGGACGCGCTTGTCGAGATCGGCGTCGGAAAGGATCTTGCCTTTCAGAGCGTCCAGCTCGGCATCCTTCTTCGCCAGCTCGGCATCCTTGGCGGCCAGAGCCGTCTGATGTGCCTTCTCGGCATCGGCGAACTTGGTGGTGGCGTCGGCAAGGCGCTGCTGCAGCGTGCCGATCACCGTGGCACCCTGGTCGGTTACTTCAACCGGGATGCCATCGACGGTAACCGTCTTCAGAGTCATGATCTTGTCCTCTTTCGGTTTCTGATCACTGGTGAACGGGGCAGCGCCCCACGACCTCACACCGTCGCCGATGCGAGCTTCTGATCCGGCGCGGCCGCGCTGCACGATGGCGACGTGGTTGATCCGGATATCTTTCTGGATGGCGTCGTACTTCTCGCCCGCTGGCGTGGTGCCCGGCTCCCAGGCGAGATCGCAGGTGTAACCGGCGGACAGCTCGCGCTTGCCGCCCTCGATCTCCCCGATCGTGGCGCCGTCCATGACGATGAGAGGGATACGGACGAATTCACCGTCGCGGGCGACCTCGTCGCCGATCTGGCCGACGGAAAGCGCTTTCCAATTGTCGGCGGTGACGGCCTCGTCCGGATGGTCGTTCGTCACCGGCTTGTGTGCGTAGCTACCGAGGCTGGTTTTGTCGAAGACCTGGTCCTCGGGCCGGTAGACCTTGACCACCTGCATTTCCGGCTTGCCGACCTCATGGCCGGCATAGAGCTGGATGCCGGTTCGCGCGGTGCGGACGTCAGCAACAAGATAGCCGTCGGCGGTCCGTCGCGTGCCCGCGATCGGTGCAAGGTCTGTGAATTTCATCAGAGGGCCTATTGACGAGAGAATGAGAGGCTGGCCGGATGCCGTACCCGGAAGCTGAAGAGACAGTAATGAACCCCGAGCATTTTGAAGCGCCCTTCATTACTGAAGAAATGCAATCAATTTCGGTGGTCTGCACCGAATGCGGCTCCCATTCGAAGCCTGATTTCTGGACGAAGCACAATGACCCATTCGAACGGATCGCAAGCACACATCCCAACGGAGGTTTTTGGCGTCAGGTCGGTGTCGGTGTGCGTTGTTCGTGCGGAGCGACTAATCATGTGCCCGTGAAAGCCATCGACCTTCAGCACCCGCTCTACATGTTTGGAGACGAGGCATTTAGGGGTGACGAAGGGAGCAGGCACTTTGTAGGTGTTTACTCCCTACTAGGTGCGACAAGCGGCCCTATAAAAGAAATAGAAGATGACCTCCTGACACTTAAGTCCGAGGTATTGTCGGACCGTGATCCACGCTCTTGGAGCATTCACGCCACTAAGATGGCAAGCGGGCAACAGCGACTGAAACACCGCGCCTATCGCAATCTTAGGCGAGAGGATGTTGACCTTTTGTTTTCCCGTTGCGCGGAACTGATTTCTCAACTGGGAGAATGGGGGTGGAACCGTTGCATCATGACTGTCTATCAAATCGGCAATCATCCGAAGAAGGAACGATCTGCGGTTCGCCGGTCCCTTAATCGGGGCCTCTACTTGGGTCTGATTGGGGACGCCATTTACCGAGCAACCGCCCAACGTCTTCACCCACTCTTTACGTTCGATGCACAATCGCCTTCCGCGCCGGCTACAGGTTCCGAGGGTTGGGCCGACGCCGCCTATTTTGGGTCCCGGCATTATCTGGGCCATCTATTCATCACGCATGGCAATGACGTTCGGCCGCCAAGATTCGTCGCACCCGCGAGTGAACCATTGCTTGAACTAGCCGACGTGCATGCCTTCCATGCCGCTCGCTCGATTTGGCAAAGAGCGCAAGGCATTACTCCGGAAAGAGGTCTTCAGCAGTTTGGCAGCTTTAGCTATATCAACTACCGTGCAGACAGGGTGCTGACGCAAGTTGGCTCAGATATCCCAGATTCGTTTATATTCTAGGGCTTCCGGACTTTTCAGAGTCCACACCAGCGGCGGCGCGCGTCTCGCCATCATCTGGCTCTTGCTCACTGAGTTTGCCATACTCCTCAATCGCTGCATCGAGCCCTGGCAATGATCCATCCTCGATGAATGTGTTGACCAGCGCGTCGGAAACCGCATCGCGCGGGATGATCTCCTGCCCCGTACCGCTTCCGACCAACTGCCGGGCCGCATCGGCCTTCGTCTTGAAGACGTCTGCCTTTTCCTTCTCCGACATGCCCCAGAGCGGCGCCCACTCGTAGTAGATGTCGGGGTCGCGCGAGCCGAGCGCGCTCCGGATGAGGCACTCGTCGAGGCGCGCCATCGCCGGCGTCATCTCGACGGTCTGCATTGCCTGCAAGCGGTCGTAATAGTTGCGCAGGTCGCTTTCGCCGGTGGCGTTCATGCCGGCCGGCGACTGGCCGAGGAGCCGGGTAGCCGGAATGTCCGCGGCGCCCGAGACGATCTGCAGGAACGACATGAGGACTTCGGGCAGCGTGGCGAAGCTCGCCGTCTTCTGCTCGTATTCCTCTTCCTTGTCGAGGAGGAGGTCGCCGTTGATGCCCTTCGCCGTGGCCGCCAGAGTGTAGCGCTCGAGGATCTTTGCCCGGTACTCCGCGTTGCCTAGGTTCTGCATGAAGTCCGGAATGCGGATCACGTTGACCTTCGCCTCGAAGACGAGGCTCGCAATGTTCGCCGCCGTGCCGTCTGCCTGCTTGATCGCATCGACCACCGACAAGAGAACGCTGTCGCCCCAGCCGGCATAGGTCGTCGTCACGATGTCTTCGTCCGGCTGTTGGCTGCCGTTGAAGATGACCAGGCGCGACGGATGGATTTCGACCTGCGCGCCATCGGCGGAGTTCAACTGATAGACCTTCGGCTTGCCGTACCATTCCGACGCCGGATCACGATCGATCTCGCCGGCCGTGAGGTGGCGACGCGTCATGACCGTGAGGTATTTCAGGCCGCCTTTCCCGATGCGCTCGACGTCGAGAGGAGCCGTCAGATCCTGGTCGCCGGTACCGATGACCATAGCAGCGCCGCCCCACAGCCGCGCCTTGATGCGGGTCTCCAGCAGTTTGCCCATGACGTTCAGGCGCTTCTCTTCCGCTTCGATCGCCTCGATCTGCGGCTTCTTCGCCTGCCAATCGCGCCAAGCGCGGATGCTGTCGAATGCCGGGATGTCGACGATCTTCTTGGGGAGCCACGCGCCGCGATAGGCGTTGAGCAGCTCCTCGTCGGTGAGCATCGGCATCGAATAGACGTTAGCGGCTGCCTTGTCCCGGCTGGTGCCCAAGCTGGCGACCATGTTTGTCAGGCTGTCGCGGACGAACGCGATGATGTTGGCCATGTCCGCTCCTAAACGTTCGCCAGCGTGTACGTGCTTGCGCTCAGCAGCGCATTGAATGCCCGGCTCGTGCTGTCGGCGTCATCATCGTGCGTCGCCTCAGGAAAGCCTTCGAGCGACGAAAACCATGCTGCATTCCAAGGTGCGCGGAGCACCAGAACGTTGCCCGCTTCCGCCTGAGCAGAGAACGGGCTGAACCGTGTGACCTTGTCACCGGATTCGGGCGTGGCCCGTACCGTGAAGCCGGCCAGGAGCTTCGTCATGTTGGTGACCTGCGATTTGCCGGCCTGGCCCGGATCCTGCGGCAGCGATATGTGCACGTCCTTGCCATCGGCTTCCGCCGTGTTTCTGATAAGTCGCTCGACGCCTGATGGTGACAGGAAGTCGTTGCAATGGTGCGCGACGATGTAGCGCCCATCCGCCAGCTTGCCGATCTTGGTACCGGCCGTGGCGTCCGGGTCGGTGCCTTCCGTCTTCGGCGTAGCCGCCATATCCCAGCCGCGCATCCATTTGACGACGCCGGCCGGGATCGCATCGACGACTTCACACCAACCGCGCTGGAACAAGAGCCCAGCGGCCGGCCGGATCTTCCAGTTGCCGCCAAGGAGGCGCTCCCGCTCTACCGTCGGCAAGGCCATGAGGCTTGCAAGATAGCTCGGGTCCGCTGCCATCAGCGCGCGGTTGTCGCTGAGCTTCGCCGGAACGAACGTCACCGACTTGGGCGGGATCGGCGAATCAATGCCGTCTTTGTTGGGCGCGGTGTGATGCGCCAGGTCCTGCGGACTATCGGCCCAGATGATCGCATCGCCGATGCGGACGAACCAGCGAAGCACGCCTGCTCGCTCTGGGATCGGCAGTCCAGTGTCCTGGTCGATCCACCAGCTGATAAACTCGGCAACCCAGCTATCTGCATCAGGGTTGCAGGTTGCTCTGATGTATGGCCGCACCCCGCTCATCGAACGGTTGCGCGAAACCATGTACCAGAACTGCTTGGCGCTGAAATGCGTCAGCTCGTCGAAGCAGATTAGCGGGATCTGCGAGCCCTGCCAGTTCAGGACGGTCTTGTCATGCTCGAGGTGAGCAAACGATACCGAAGCCCCCGAAGGGAAGCTCCATTGCAGCACATGCTCCTTGGGCGACGCGCCGATGGCCGGATAGAGCTTCTCGCTCTCATCCCATAGACCACCCTCGTTTCGGACCTGGACGGTGGACCGGCGGAAGAAGACGGCGCCGAACTGCGGGTTGGCAATATGGCGCAGCGGCTCCATGAGGAGCGCCCATGTCTTGCCGCCTCCTGCGGAGCCGCCATAGATGGCGATATCAGCCGGCGAGGCGAGGAATGCTGTCTGGGGGCCCGGCTGCGGCCGGATGATCGTCTGGGCGCCCTGCCCTTGCTCAGCTCCTGCCATTGTCGGGTAACTGGAAGATCGTGACCGGCGATACGGGTACCGGCAGGTCCTTCCCATCCTTTCCCGTTAGCTCGCGCCGGTTGGTGTAGGCGTTGCCCACTTCCTCGGCGGCCTGCTTCATCAACGATGCCGCCAGCACCATGTTGCCCTGGGTTTCTGCCTTCTCGGCCATGCGCTGCAGAGCGCGCAGCCGAACCGCGCGGTGGCTGATTGCGATGGTCGCCGTATCCTCGAGGAAGGTCTTGCGGGTCTCCTCGAAGAGCAGACGGAACCGCTGCGAGAGCTTCCGCCCTGCCCGCTTTGTCGGGTCGTATGCTTCCACTGCCTGAGAGCTGATGACGACGTCGAACTCCGCCTTGACTGCTTTTGCGACAACGGCCGGGCTGTCGAAGCAAGCAAGCGCCTGCACGACGTAGGTTTTCACCTCGTCTGAATATTTCGGATTGGCCATCTCTGTATAAAGGCTCCATCAAGGTATGCTCTCGGCCATCAGGTTCAGGATGAAGGAGGCGCCGGTGCAGAACCCCGAACTAGAGCGGCGGGCCAAGAAGCTTTGGGAGCAAGAGAACCCAGGGCGGCCATGGCAACCTGTCGCGCATCGGCTCGAACCGGGCCAAGAGCTCTCCACGGGAGCAACCGAGGAGGACCGAGAGCGCTACCGGCAACGCATTCGCGCCGGCGAGTGATCAGAGTTATGCGACCCTGAGCTGACAGGTGCCGCAAGCATGGGCTATTTGAGCCCTGACAATCTCTGGCGGCCGGTTGGCAGCATCGACGATCGCACGGACACCGGCAGCATCTGCCCCGTAGCGACGAACGACGCCAACGAACTCCTCTACGTCATGCCCGCGGATGGTGAAGACCGGCCGGCCCGTGCTCCTGCTGAACTTGGGCGCGCCGAAAGCATCCGTCTCCTGGGCGGCGTGATAGAGCTCGTGCTCCACGAGCGCCATGAACTCGGCATCCCCGCACTGCCGGCAGTATTCGGCGTCCAGCGTGATGATGAAATCCGGTACGAAGCCGAACCACTGCTTTACCTGCATCTCCGCCCGGGCGCGGGCCCACTTGCCCATTGCACCCTGGGGTTTCCCCTCTTCGCATTGGCCGATGATTCGACGGCCCTTGCGACTGTTCTCGACGACGGTCCAGAGAAAGCCGATTTCAGCATGCGCCAGATGCGCGTGCTCCTCGTTATGGAGCTGCGATGCCGGATCGAGGAATGTTGCCTCTACCCATTCGGGCATGTCTTCGGCGGGGATAAAGGGGGGCGAGTTGATATCGTGGAATAACTCCGACGGAGGCTGTGGGCGCATCAGTTCACCACTTGCTTCGTTTTTTGCGCTGGTCGATGGTCCGTGCGGTCAACAGCGCGGGGAAGTACATGCAAGCAGCATTTCCATTTTTAGTGAGACGACGACAGGACGACAACGGGATTGGCACGGCATTCCTGGCGTCGCTCGGCGAAACCACGCGGTTGGTCACTTGCGCCCATACCGCTGAAGGAACCCAACCGACATTTAATTTTCAGAACTGGCCTCGCAACTTCGAGCTCCGCGTGGGCGGTCAGTGGACTTCGCTTCCATTTTTTGACGGAGGTACGCCTCTGTTTACGTTCAGAGTCCGCCAAGAGACCTCGCAAATGGCAGATATGATGTCGATCGATCTGCCCGGACAGGTCCTGGAATGGCTTCGCAACAATTTCAAGGTTTACAAGCTCGACAACCCGTACACATGCTCCAAAGGGGATAAACTCGCAGCTTATGGTTATCCCGACGTCTCCGACACATGGCCGCCATCACTGCAACTATCCAGAGGCAAGGCATTAGATGAATCCGTGCTTGCCGAAATTCCAACGAAGCTGGGCTTTTCAGGCGGTCCTGTGGTTGCGCACGGGTCCAAACTGGCCGGCATGATGTTGGGAACAAACGATTTCGGCAAAACCGTGGTAATGCGCGCCTCCGTGCTGGCTCACCTCTTCGTGTAACTGAGAGGACTGGAACAGGGCCCCGGGAATGGAACCTCGGTCTTTCGTGATTATGACCACTCGGCTTACCAGTTGCCCTGCCTGCGTTGAATTTCGGCAACACCGGGGCAGGCATGGGAGTCATCAGCTTGGGAGGATAAGTTGGAAGAATTTGACAGTGCAGCATGGGCGGGTGACGGCAACGAAAATAAAAATCGCCTGCGAGCACTCATCAAAGAAGGGACAAAGATCGCGGGAGGCTCGGTTGCGTCAACTGTTGGCTTCTTTGCTGCAGGACCAGCTGGGGCCGCTGCACTCGGCGCCGTTGGCGTCATGGCCTCTGACGCGCTCATCCGGATCGGCGAAGATGTAGCACAACGAATGCTTGGCCCGCGTGAAAAGGTTCGCGTCGGAGGCGTCCTCGCCCTCAGTGCCTCTCGAATTCAAGATCGCCTAAATGCAGGGCATCAGGTGAGAACTGACGGCTTCTTCGATCAGCGAGAAGATGCAAGGTCCGACGCCGACGAGATCGCTGAAAGCATCATTTTGAAGGCGCAGCGTGAATCTGAAGAGAAGAAGATCCCTTATCTAGCGAATATTCTGGCGAACGCCGCATTCGCGCCGCACATCAAGCTCCCGTTGGCACAGCAGTTAGCGAAGACAGCAGACGCACTCTCCTACAGGCAACTATGCATAATGAGGGCTGTATCGATCATCGAGAGGAAACCACAACTGGTGAGGCGAGGAAATTATCGCGACAAGTCGGAATTTGAAGTGAGTCTGCTCGGCATCTTGTATGAAATCAACGATCTGATCCAGCGAGAGATTGTCACCACTGAACGGGATCCTGTCGGATTGCAGGGGATTGCCCCTAGTACCTTGACTCTCCAAGGCCTCGGTCGCGACCTATACGATCTAATGGAACTGGAGAGGATCGGGCCCCAAGACGCCGAAGAGATTATCGGCAATCTGAATGGCTGAATTTCGGCAATATGCGGCTATGGCGGGAGGCGGTGAGTTCCTCCCTAAGGCCCGGCGAAGTGTTCCCTCTAATCGAGGTCCGCGATCAGGTGTGCCAGCACTACGCCGATCCCGGAAAGTTCAACCGCTGCGCCTGACGCGCCGAAGCCCCTACCCTCCAACGATTTCGCTGATCTGCACGATGGGCGCGATGTCAGTATAGTTGGCGACGTCCGCGGCGATCTCCGCACGGTGGGGACTGAGAGCCTCCTGGAATGTCTCCAGAGTCGGCGAGTAGACGTGACACGCCGCGACGAACTCCGGCGCGCTTCCAGGTTCGCGACCCGCAAGGCCCTTATCGATCTCGTAGCGCAGGCAGGCATCCCCGAGCCGTTCCTTGATCAGTGGCATGTGGCTGGTGCGGTAGTAATCGTGATCAAACTTCGAACCGCCATCGGCCGGATAATAGACGCTCATCTTGATCATGGTCGGGCTCCTGCCTGAACGCCTCTCCGAGCGTCCGAGGGGCCTTTCTAACTCACCGACTCGTAAAGCCGCAACCAGATTTTGGCTGAAGCGAGTTACCGGGTGGAGGTAACAAAAAGGCCGGGGCACGCTGAACTAGCCCCGGCCTTCTGTCTTTTCGCTTTCAAAACTCGTGCCAGTACATACGTGGTCACAAAGCGAAAGCAATGCGCGATTGCCAACGTATCCCCCCGCCGACAAATGCGCGTATGCAAACTTTATAGAGGGCGGGGGTTTTCTGAACAAGTTGACCATTCGGAGTATGCGCTGCCTGGATTTCGGGCGCATTTCTTCTACCGCCTATCTCGGCGGTGGCCCGGCGAGTGTTCCCTCAACAGAGGTCCGCAACTGAACAGCCACACAAATCACTTGAGGAAACCTATACGGCTTTGCGGAGATTTTCAACATCCACATCACCGGTGAGCGCGTTCAATTCACTGATAATTTTCTGTACCCGCTGTTTGATCTGCGGGCTTAGAGAATCTATAGCCCTCTCGGCCTGGTCGACCATGGAGACGCGGGCCTTCCTCCCTTTCGGCAGGATCTTCCGGAGCTGGCCGCGCAGGTGCTGGATTTGCTCGTGGCGCTCGTTCTCCTTTCGGCAGTGCTGCTCGTAGAGGAAGGCCTGCCGACGCTCGTGCTCGGCGAAATACAGAGCCTCGATCGTCACGTCGGGGAACTCGAGCGGTCCATAGTTGGCACCGCGCAGGAAACACACGACGCCGTCGACGCTGCGGAGCTCCTCGAAGTTCAGCCGCGGCAGGTTGACGAAGGCATAGCCGACCAGGAACGGGAAACGCTTCTGGAGGATCTGTTTCGTCCGGTGATGCCTCAACTCGGTGTAGAACGACGGCATGAAGATATCGAAGCCGTCCTTGCGGCAGTTCCGCTCGATGATCGACTCCATGCGCCGGCTTTCTGGGAGGCGCTCGTCAGCGGCCGCCATGCGCTGATAGCCCGGTGCCGTCCTGATTGCGTACCAACGTGATCTGTTCATGCTTTTCCCTCGTTCTTCTTCGGCAATGACCGAGCATGGTGGTTTCGGCAGTAGCGGCCCGTCGTTTCCGCCGCACAGAACAGGTACGGGCCGCCGGTGTTCAGGGGCCAGCAGCATTCGCCGGCCGTCAGTTCGTGGAGAGGCTTTGCGTGTGTGAGCCGCTCGCCATCGTAGGCCGTGGCCGGGATCTCCGGTTCCGCCTGGATCTCCGGCGCTTGCTCGCGCGGCCGGCGTGTTCGCTCCCGCCTCGAACGCGCCAGCTTCCGCTTCTGGCGCGGTGGGAACCTGTCGCGGTTCCGATAGGCGATGCCGATGACGACGTTTCGCGAGACACCGAATCTGCTCGCGATCTGCGAAGCAGACAGGCCCTCGCTCCAAAGCTTGGCCGATGCCTCAATGTCGACGGTGCGGTGCTGGATGGTCATGCCGCGCGCTCCTCTTCGACAGGCTCGGCCGCTTCGATGTCGGCCTTCACCTTGCCGCGATAAGCCATCTGTTCGGCGGTGACCTGGCTGGCATCGGGGAGAGCCAGCATGCGGGCGAGCTCGTCTGCGCGCTCCGGCGATACTGGCGGAGGCTGGACGTTCAGCTTCGTCTGGATCCTGCTGCGGTTGACGCGGACGGCGATCGGCGACCAAACCTCGTCGATTGCCCACAGGTGGACGGTGCCCGCAGGCAGTTCCCGAGACTTGGCGAGCTGGGCGAATTCCAGATGGTCGACACCTTCGGCAACCCTGACGAAGCCCTTCTCCGCTAGTGCGATGGCTCGCTCACGCTGGGTAACGCGCAGGTCCATGAGCCCATGAGAGCTGGGCAGCGTTCGGCTGACGGAGTCCTCGATAGCCCTAAGCGTTTCCTGCTTGCGTATCCGGTCCTCGCGGATCAGACGGCATTCGGCATTGGCCATGGCCGCAAGCTCCGCCGGCAGGGGGATGAAAGCCTTGTTGATGTTCTCGTATTCGCCGCGCTTTAGTTTCACATAAACTCGGCGCAGCCCGTAGACCGGCACGTTGCGCAGTGAAAGGCGGTATTCCTCGACGGGGTTCGCAGCAGTGATCGTTTCGGAGATCCGCATGCCGCCGCTCATGAGGCCTTCGATGCACTGGCCGATTTCGTCGGCGCCGGCCGGGGCAAGCTGCTTAGTGAGAGCGGAAATCTCCTGCTGCAAGGTCGACAGTTTGGCCGGCAAATTGTTCATCTGGTTCACCGTAGAGTTCTCGTTTCAGCCTTGCGTGGATGTCGTGATGGCGTTGCATGGATGGGCTTTGCGGCCGGGGGGGCGATTGCGATTGCTGCAGCGGTCGATCGTCGTATTTGCCTTCGAGGATCGAAACGAAGCTCTTGGGCTGGCAGAGGAAATCGAGGTCGGCGCGCCAGCCCCGATCGTTCTCGCCGCGGCAGAACCGGCTGCGTCCGATCCGCTCGATGGCGTCGAGGACCGCCGGCAGGCCGTGTTCCTCGATCCGCAGCAACAGCGAGCGACGGCGAGATGCCGTGACGGCCCTCGGCACGGAAAGCCCGGACTGACGGGCCATTTCCGAAAACGCGGTGACGACCTGGTCGACCGCCGTGGGGGAAGAGCCCCCTTTAGGGGGCGAAGGGGGTATGGATGATTGGGGTTTAGGAGAAGGGGGTGTGGGGGAAGAACCTTCGGGGGAAGAAGGCTCGTCACCAGCGTCACAACCATCACTTTCCGTCATTTGTGACGCTTTGTTACGCCTGTAACGCTCCTGACGGATAGCGCCGGCGCTGCGCTGCTTCGGGGCGTTGGCTGCTCCATGGATGGCGGCGCGCGCGACAACCTCCGCGGCTTCGATCGGATCGACGCCGGCAGCAATCAACTGTGAGATGAGGGCTCGAATTTCGCTCACGCCAACATCCCCTCTTCGCATAAGAAGTCGCGGTCAGGCGGCAGATTGATGCGCCAACATTCGCGATCGCGCTTTTTATCTAGGGGACGGGAACGTTCAGACGTCCGCGGCGTTTGATGCGCTTCCAACCCACTTAGGAGAAGCACTTGCGCGCGCTCAATCTCATCACACTCTTTCTCGTCATCGTCGGCGGGCTGAACTGGCTTCTGGTCGGCCTCTTCGAGTTCGACCTCGTAGCCGCTCTGTTCGGCGGCCAGGATGCTGCCGTTTCCAGGATCGTTTACGTTCTGGTCGGCGCGTCCGCGGTATGGCAGTTGATGCCGTTCATCAGAGCCATGTCCGTCGGGGAGACAGCGGCGGAAGCCAATATTGGCCATCATCACCGCTGATCCGGTTCCTCGCACAATCATAGCCGCCGGCGCTTGCTCGCCGGCGGCCTGCTTTCCGGAAGTCCTGGGGCCCGCCGTCACAACCGTTGGGTACGACGAATGCATCGGGGCCCGCCTGAGCAACTCTTTCACGCCGCCATCCCCTCTTCGCATACCTGGATGATGACGACGCAGTCGGCCGGAAGGTCACTGTCCCAGCACATGGTCAAGCGTTCGCAGAGATTGTCGTTCTTGATGACGCCATAGTGCTGGAGCGCGTCGAGGATCGCCTTTGAACGATTGTCGATGTCCTGCCGCATGTTCTGGCGACGCAGGGCGACGTGAAGCGCGAAAGGCTGGTCGATCGCCTGCTTCGGCGCCTTGATGAAATAGCCGGCGTCAGTCCGCCATTTTTTGTAGGTGGGCGACAGACGACGGGTTTTGCCCCAGCCGTTGTAGAGGTCCCAGCCGCTCGGAGGGTATGGCAGGTGAAGCTTGATCACGCTGCCACCTCATTGAACTTGGTGACCTCGTTGCCGAAGGCGTGCCAGCCGGTCCGCTGCTCTCGAGCGAACACGTCGGCGCGCCGCGCTTGCGGCATCACCCGGTCACAAAGGGCATAGAACTCGTCTGGCTTCCGGCTGTGCTCGCGAGCGATGCCATCGAAGATTGTTTGCGGGATGGCTGCTTGCTTCGGGTTTCCCAGTGTAGCGACCACAACGACTTCGCCGGTGGTGCGGACGCGGTAGCCTGTGCCCATTCGGATCTTGCCGGCCGGCGTCGTCTTACGCCAAACCAGGACCGACTTGTATTCGAAGCCCCACGCTTTGACGCACTCAATCGCCAACGGGAGTTGCGGAGCCGTGGCCCAGCAATAGAGAAGGCAATCCATGGAAGCCAGCTTACCGACCGGAAGCGTGCGGACTTCCGCATCCTTCATCAGTTCGTACTTAGCCAGGGCAGATTTCTTCGCGCCCTCTTTGCTGTAGAGGTCGAAGCCCCACGGCGGATCGATAACGATCAGTTCGTAATGGAGCGGGAGAAGCGGGGCAAAGAACCAGTCCGTCACCAGACTTTCCTTCCATTCTTCCAGACCTTCAGCGTGAGCGTGTTTACGTTGGTGCCGACGCTCGAGAAGGAGTTGCTGGGGTTGTCGGAGAAGTGACCGTTGAGCTTTGCGATGTGCTCACGGAACGCGATGGCCCTGCGGCTCTCAGCAAACTCGGTGTGAGCCGACATGATCGCGACCAGCAGGCCCTCTTCCTTGAGGAACTTCAGCGCGTGCATGACGTGATCGATGTCGCGCTCGCGATCGAACGGGGGATTCATGATGATCCGGTCATAGAGGCCGGTGGTCGCCGGCTGCAGCGCCAGGAAGTCGGCGCAGATAACACGGCCATAAATGCCGGACGCCTTCAGACCGTTGGCGAGATGAGGCTGGCACTCGATGCAGTCGACCGAGACTCCGGCCTTCACTGCGCGCTTAGCAAGCTGTCCCGTTCCCGCAGAGGGCTCCAGGACGCGCAGCATGCCTTCCCGCGTCCACAAGCTGGCTGTCTCGACTGTGCGCTCGGCGAGACTATCTGGCGTCGGGAAGAAGCCGAAGTTCTTCGCCATCTCCCGCTTGGGCTCGTGTAGGCCGCCGTTGTCTTCGTGCTTGCGCTCTTCCGGGATGACCTCGCCATAATATTCGCCGATCATTCGGTTCGCGAGGCGGACCAGGTCGTCACGTTTGAACCACACGTGGGCGTTGCCGTTTTTGAAAATGCGGACGGTGTAGAATTCGCTCTGGACTTCGGTCTGGCGGGCGTTCCTAAAACCATCCGTCATGCGAACGCGATCGATCTCTCCGACGATACCGGCGTAGTCAGAAACTGGCTTGCGCCCATCGAGGAGGAGGAAAGTCCGTTCGATGTCCTGCAGGGTCGATCGATGGTCGCGGTGGTAGTTCCAGTGCCCCCAGCTATCGAAAGCGCTGGACAGGATGACGCGACCGCCGATCTTCCAGCCGTTGTGCGAACGGAAGCGGCGATCGAGGTTTGAGAACATCTCGGCTATGCCGCGGCGAAAGATCATGCCGGCTTCGGCGGCAAACTGCTCGATTGTGGCGTAGGCGTTCTCTTCGTTGAACTCCGGCGCCTCCGTCATGAGCTGCTGGCGAAACTCGTCCTTCGCCTTCTTGTCCATGAGGTGGTTGAGCTGGGTGGAGTGGATGATGGAGTCCCAGACGCGGCCGTCGATGTAATGGCGATCCGTCATGTCTTTGACGTCGCGGTGCGCAAAAAGGCCGGCGGCGAATGGAGCGGCAATCTTCAGAAGATTGTGCGCCTCCTCCATCTTCTCCTTGGCGAATGCCTCAGCTCGACGAGCCGCTTCAAATGCTGCGAGTGTAGCGTCCCGGTGACGGGCAATTTCTGTGATCGATGCGCGGGTGATGAGCTGGTTCATGCAGCCGCCCTCGCCCTGCACATGGCAATGACGGCGTCGAGCATGGCTATATCGCGAAGCTTGTTTTCGGTTTCGGTCTCAGGACGCGGGCGCTTGGAGCGCGGGCCGTGGTCGTCGAGCCAGACGCGTTTCTGCAGGATCTGGCCATCTGCCCAATCGATGATGGCGGCGGGCGTTATGGTTGCTCCGCCGCCGATCACTTCACTCGTCCTTTCGTCGTCGTCTCGTCTTCCTTGCCAGCCACAAGAGCAGCCAGCCGAAGAATGTTCGGATCAACCGCAACCTTCCGTTCCTTCTCATACGCCTCGTCCAGTTTCTCGCATGCTTTGCTGTAAGCGTTAGCAAGAGCAAAGAAGTTCGACATCAGCATATCTTTAACTTCGCGGTGGCGAAGTCGCATGAGAATGGAAGATGGAACCTTCAATTTGCGTTGCAGACGCGCGGCAGCCGCTTCGATCGTATCGCCAGGACCGCGGTGCTCTTGGGCAAGCAGGAACTGCGCCATGCCCTTCGCTGAACTGATGTATGCGGTACTCATCGTCTTGCTTTCCTTGTCAGAAATTTTGTCACGCATGACGTTTTCCTTGTGCGAATTCTGGTCCCGTTGAAGGAGACGTTGATGCGCACAGGCATTACTTCCGATGGAGAGGGCGGCGCCGCGCCAACGGCTGCCGGTCCCTCCCGAGTCTTTCCGTTTCGCAGGACCACCGCCGCAACGTCCGGTCCTGCCGCCGGTGACGCGCCCTCGTCGTCACCGGCAATTTCGTTAGGAGACGCTGTTCAAGCCGTGGTCATGAGACTGGCGAACAAGCGGATCCGGTTGAGAGTGGCTGGCCCCGGCCGGGAGGAGGATGACCGGGACCAGCGTTGAGCGCCTCGGGAGGAGGTGAAAGCGCTCAATCCTTTGCGCGGTAGCCGTTCCTCCGGAACTCACGTTCAACGAAGCCGGGAACGATCAATGTCAGGGCTGCCATCCAGAGAACGGCGCCAGCGGATGCAATGAGGATGGACCAGGTCATGCAGCCCTCTTCTGATCTGAACTTGGATTGGACGGAGCGGAGCGGCTCACCTGGGCGCGATGGAAATCCACCCTGCCCTCAATGCTTCTTTGAGCTGCCGCGTCTTCTGATTTGGATGGTCGGAGGTACTCGCTCATGCGACTTCCTCCGCCTGCTCGCGCATAGCCTTCAGGCAGGTATGACAATGGTTCGAGCCATAGCCGCCGCACGCTTCTGGGTTCCGGCAGTTCGGCCGGAGGGCGGATTTCGGCTTGGCGGTGGAATTGGTTGCCGTCTCTCCGGCTGTCACGCTCTCCGCGGCGTTGGTGACGTTGGTTGCGGCGTTCCGTGCGCGCTCCGCGCTGCTCTCTACATCTTCGCCTCCTGCGTTGGCGCCGGCGCTGCTCAACTCAGCGTCAGGGCTTGGGGATGCGGTTCCGCCCTGCGAGGCAGTGGCGATTTCAGTTTGATCGTCGAGGATTTCGCCGGTCTCGGGATCGATCACTCCGGCTCCGAGCTTCATCGCAACAGCATTGGAGAGAGCGATGTTTTCGGCGTGTGCTTCTTCCGAGATGAGGCCAGCAGCAACCAACTCCGCAGAGAATGCCTTGTTGTCATCCATCGCTTCGGACGTGCGGAGCTTGGCGCGGCCCTCGCGGTCAAATTTCTCAATGTTTTCTCGTGCGTATGCGCGGGTCGCGCGGGAGGAACCGTTGAGGGCGTCGAGGTAGGTATCGACGACGGCGCGCAGCTCACGGTCGTTGTCGGTCTCGGAATCTTCCTTCGCCTTCTCACGGAAGGCGATGCGCATGGCTTTGGGCTCGTACCCGAGAGCTTTGGCCTCACCAAAGAGCTCCTTCAGGTCTTCGGCGATCTGCTTCTTGTCTTCTTCCAGGCGTTCCCACCGGCGGAAGTAAGATTGAAGCTGGTCGCGCGCGATGCCTTGGGCGTCAGTCATCTAGGCTGTCTCCACATTTCCAAGGATTGCGTTTGCGATGGCGAACTTGGCTTTCGACAGCCATTCGTCTCGCTCGTCATCGTCAAAGATGCCGTCGCCTTTCGGGTAGCCCTCGAGGATCGTCCTCTCGCCGCATGCCGGGTAATCGACGCGGAACCACCCATGGCGAAGTCGGAGATAACCAACCTGCGCTCCGTCGAGCTTTGCGTCGTATTGCTCAGGGCAAGCGGAGCAAGTTTGGTGAAGCGTGATCCGGTCGGCGAGGCGTTTGGCCTGGGCGTCGGTCATCTTCCGCCCTCCGCCCTACGGATGAACTCGACGATCGCAGCCCGACGGGCACGCCAATCAACTCTCCCAGCCACGTAGGAGGCCGCATGCCCAGTGTCGGAAAGCTCGGAACCCCGGAAGAGCCGATTTTCCTCTTCGACGAGGGCGCACCGGCCCTTTACGTCGACCTGATCACAGAGCTCGAAGTCGACGAGAACGACATCGTGCGTATCTCGTTCGGCGCCATGTCCAAGAACGGCGACGGCCAGATCAAGGCCATGATCGCGGTTCGGATCAGGATGCCGAAGAATATGGCTTGGCAGTTCTGCCGAGATCTGCGGGAACTGGAAGGTTGAGCCGGTCATCATGCTGCGCTCGCCTCTGCCGCGTTCATCGCTTCAAGGATGCGCTGCCGCGTCTGCATTCTCGGCTCGCGGCCTTCCCTCAATTGGAAAACGAAAAGCGGATCTCCGGCGAACTGCTTGCCGAAGTTCGTCGGCGTCATGTTCCGCTCTGCCATGAAGGTTTCCACACTGGCCTTGAAGGCGTCGATCTCGGACACGCTCACCATTCCTAATAGGACTATCACTATCAGGATAGGTACATTCCTATTCGCTTCCTGTCAATTCCTATGCCAGTGATTTTTTCATGGACCAGGTGAGAAAAACGATTCTGAAGCGGATGCAGGAGCGGGGCCTCAATTACAAAGAGGTCTCCCTGGAGCTCGGGAAGAATGCGGCCTACCTCCAGCAGTTCATGGAGAGGAACGTGCCGGCCAAGCTGAAAGAGGATGTCCGGTCTCGCTTGGCGGAGATCCTCGACTTACCCGAGGAGGATTTGGGCGCACCGGCAAGGGTGCCTCCCAGCCAAAGCAAAAGCGACGAAATCCCCGAGATCGATCTCGTCGCGGGTCTCGGCGCCGGCGGCTTCGTTGCGCTGGAGCACACGACCAAGAACGGCATAACCTTCTCCAAGGAAGTCGTTCGCGATCACTGGCGCCTTCCCGAGTGGATGCTTGCGAGAATGGGCGTAAAGGCGCCTCACGTTGCCGCCTTCCCTGCCCAGGGTGACTCCATGGCGCCGACTATCGGTGACGGTGACGTGGTATTCGTCGACACGCGCCACCGAGTGCCGTCGCCTGATGGGGTTTATGCGCTGGCCGACGAGTTCGGCGGTGTCGTCGTCAAGAGGCTCGAGGTGACGTCGAGGCCGGGAGCCGACATGGTGACCGTCAAGATCATCTCCGACAACCCGCGCCATTCAGAGCGCGAGTTGACGCTCGACGAAATCAACATTGTTGGCCGTTACATAGGCCGGTTCACGGTTTAGCCAGGAAGCGCTCGCAGCGCACCTTGATGTCGGCCACCACGATCCCCACCACCCGATCATTGAACTCTTCCCGTCCGATCGTCCGCGCACCATAACGTGGGTTCTCTCTGGATAGGCAGAGGGCGCCGCCCTTCTCCAACGTGTTGCTCACCCGATAAAGGTCGAGCGATAGGCCGTCGTCGACGAGGTAAATCCCCTCGCCCTGGTAGGCAGTTACCGGCGCCAGAAGCGCATAGTCGCGGCCGCCGCGGAGCACGGGCTCCATGGTGTCGGACTTGACCGCATGAACGCGAAAGCGTCCGGACATGAGGTTCTCAGGCGGAATTCTCGGATTGAAAAGATCATGCATTTTGCCCCTCGTGCAAACTTGAAAACACACCCCTCAGCATTGGAGCGCCCGCGCACGTTAGCGCAGCGACTTGAGCACGCGACACCATAGATCTCGGCACGGCAAACCCTGTGGATTGTCACACTCAACCGCTCCTTTCATTGGCGACGCCCTGGAGTCGGCCCTACAGCCCCGCTTTGTGACAGCGGCGTGACAATCCACAGAAGAGAACCCATAGGCATTTAGGGCAGCGCTCCTATTTCGCCGGCGATGTTGCTGAAAACGCACGTCGGATCGACGCGATCACATTTCGCGTAGCGCAGTCACGCTTCGTTATTCAGCGGCCCCCCTCCTCTCCGCAAAAACAAAGTTCCTATTCGGATAGGCTATTTCCTATTTTTCCTATTGACAGCAGAATAGGCAAATTCCTATAGTCCCTATCAAGACATCAACACACGGCCACGCCGGGAGATGAAAGATGGGCACGATGGTTACCCGATACAGGATTGAAGATGAGGTCGGCCGCGTTCTGACCGTCGAATATTTCTTCTCCTACGAAGTCGACGACGCTCTGCAGTTCCGTTGCGAAGACGAGGCTCTCGAAGAAGCCGCCGCGTTCCCCGGGACGACCGTCGAGCGCTTCGAACGCTATTCGACCTTCCCCGATTTCTTCCTCTCCGAAGCCGTCTCGGTCGAGCGGAGCGCAGCATGAGCCGGCGTCGCGTGAAGCTTCACGAGCTGTACCGGGAAATTGAAGCGCTCGGCGGCGCTGACGAATGCGCCGACGACGAAGCATACAACGACGCAATCGACGACGTGCTGGCGATCCTCCGGGCATCGGGCTTCGGAGAGGGCTTCTACATTGACCAGCGCGAATACGAGAACCGCGCCCGCGTCTCGGTTGCCGCACAGATGGAGGCAGCCCAATGAAGGACTGCCCCGCCTCCGAGTTCGGCTGCACCTGCAACCGCTGCGCTGTCGATCGCGACGACGATCTTGAAGCGCTCAAGCAGTTCAACCGCGCAAGCTACTCACTCGCCATGTCCCTGATCTTCCTGGCTGCCGTCCTCGGCGTGCTTGCGGCCGGCCTTTGGAATGCCGACCGGGTTCAGGAACTCGTCGCCCACGAAAGGAATGTCTGAAATGGATGTGACCTCCACTTCCACCTCTACCGACTTGATCATCTCGCTTCCGGTCAAGGCCGATGTGGCCACCTTCACCGATCAGGCATCGTTCGAAACTCTTTACGAGAAGATCGTCAAGAAGGTCGGAGAACACGTCCCTGATGTCTCGACCAAGACTGGCCGCGATGCCATCGCCTCGCTTGCCTACAAGGTCGCTCGGACGAAGACGACGCTGGACGCGCAGGGCAAGTCTCTCACCGAAGAGTGGCGCAAGAACACGGCCAAGGTGAATGCGACGCGCAATCTCATCACCGAGCGGCTCGACGCGCTGCAGAAGCAGGTTCGCAAGCCGCTCACCGACTGGGAGGCCGCCGAGGAAGCGCGCGTCGCTCAGCATCAATCCAATCTCGACCGGTTGCTCTCCTACATCACCCTGCCGGTGAAGCCTTCGGCAGAGCTTCGGGCGATGCTGGCCGAAGTCTCGGCGATCATCGTCGATGACGCTTGGAACGAGTTCCGCGACCGCGCCGAGATTGCGAAGGCGGACGCCGTCGCAGCGCTCAATCGCCTTGTCGAAACTGCTGAGAAGCAGGAAGCGGATGCTCGGGAGCTTGAGCAGCTCCGCGCAGAGCGCGAGGCGCGGCTTGCCGCCGAAGAGGCGAAGCGAGCCGAGGAAACTCGCATTGAGGCAGAGCGGCAGGCCGAGGAGCGCCGGAAGGAAGAAGCGGCCCGGATCGAGAAGGAAGCCCGCGAGAAAGCCGAACGCGAAGCACAGGAACGCATCGAGGCGGCCGAACGAGAGGCGCGGGAAGCCAACGAGCGGGCAGAACGCGCGGCCGCAGCAGAGCGCCAGCGCATCGCCGACGAACAGGCTGCCGAGATTGCAGCGCAGCAGCGTCGCGAAGCCGACATCGAGCACCGCCGCACGGTCAATAACACCGTCGTCAGCTCCCTCGTCGCATGCGCCGACACCAGCACCGACCAGGCCAAGAAGATCGTCGCCCACATGGTGAGCGGCCTGATCCCCAACGTCACCTTCACCTACTGAGGAGCACGCCAGTGAACGCTGTAGCGAAGCATGAACCGCAGGAAGACACGAGGATTGTTCCTGCCAACGATGCGCCGATGGTCGCCATGATCGAGCGCATCGTCATGGACCCGTCTATTCCGATCGACCGCCTCGAGCAGATGCTCGCGATGAAGGAACGGATGGAAGATCGTAACCGGGAAATGGCCCGGGAGGATCGAGAGTATGCGGCCAAGACGGCCTATTTCTCGGCCATGTCGGCATGCCAGGCGGAGCTTCCGGTTGTCACGAAGAACCGTCGGAACTCGCATACTAATTCGAGCTATGCCGACTTGGCTGCCATCGAAGAGCAGGCCATGCCGATCATCTACAAGCATGGTTTCGGCGTTTCCTTCCAGCCGGACGGTTACAACGAAATCGGCGAATTGCTGATCAAGTGGGAGATTTCTCACGCTGGCGGCTATGTCCGGAACGGCATCGGCGCGATCCCAGTTGACGGCGCAGGCGCGAAGGGCGGGGTCAACAAGACCGTAACGCAAGCCTTCGGGAGCACCGCCACCTATGGCCGGCGCTACCTACTCTGCATGCTCTTCAACATCAGCACCGGCGACGACCGTGACGGAAACGCTCCGCCGGCCGAGCCCGAAGACGTTCAGACTATCACCGATGCTCAGGCATCCGTGATCCGCGAGTTGATCCAAAAGGCGGAAACGACCGCCGAGCATTTCTGCAAGCACTACAAGATCGAGGCCATCCCCGACATCCCGTCGACGAGCTTTGCCGAAGTCGTCGCGTCGCTCCGCCGGCGCATTGCAGCCATCGAACAGCGCAAGGGCCAGAACAATGGATAACATCGTGCAAGGTACGGCCGAATGGCATTCTCTCCGGCTTGGCAAGGTCACGGCCTCGCGCGTCGCGGATGTGATCGCGAAGACGAAGACCGGCTATTCAGCCTCCCGTGCCAACTATGCGGCGCAGCTCGTCACCGAGCGGCTCACCGGCCTGCCGACCGAGGGCTTCACCAATGCCGCCATGCAGTGGGGCACGGACATGGAGCCGGAGGCGCGCGCCGCCTACGAATTCTATCGCGCCGAGGAAGTCGAGCAGGTTGCCTTTGTGCCGCATCCGACGATTGGCGATGCTGGCGCCTCACCTGATGGCCAGGTCGGCCCCGAAGGCCTCGTCGAGATCAAATGCCCGAACACGGCAACTCACATCGAGACCCTGATCGGCCGCGCTGTGCCCGCCAAGTATGTCACGCAGATGCAGTGGCAGATGGCCTGCACCGGTCGGAAGTGGTGCGACTTCGTCTCGTTCGATCCTCGTATGCCTGAATCCATGCGCTTCTTCTGCCAGCGCGTCCACCGCGACGACGCGATGATCGCCGAGCTTGAGCGGGAGGTTGTTGCCTTCCTGAACGAGGTCCGCGCGAAGGTCGCCGAGCTGCGCCGGCTCTATGAGCAGGCGGACGCGGATGCCGCCGCAGAACTGTTGATGGCGGGCTGATCATGCGCAAGAAGGAAAAACCACCGCTTATCCAGGCGATCATGACGCCGCGCGGCCTCCGGGCCCACACCCAGGACGACGCCGAGAAATTGGCGTCGATCCCGGAAGGTTCAATCTTCGAGATTGTCCCTGTCACCAAGCGATCGGATAGGCAGCTGCGCACCTACTGGAAGGCTCTTGGCCTGGTGGTCAAGGTCACTCAGAAGTGGTCGAGCGCCGAAAACCTGCATCGCGACATCAAGATGACCCTCGGCTACCGCGAGCAGGTCGTGAACATGCGGACCGGCGAAATCACTCTCGTTCCGGACAGCATCGCTCTCGACAAGATGGAGCATGCCGAGTTCTGCGAATTCATGAACCAGGCCATGGCGCTGATCGCCGACACTGTCGGCTTCGATCCGCTGGCCTTCCTAGCTGAGGAGCGCGCAGCATGACCTTCACTATCGAGCTTACCCAAGTCGTCAGCAAGGAAGTCAAATACCTGCAGGCCGAATGCGGCGTCCGGTATTGGGAAGACGGCGAAGTCAACGGCACGGAAGACACGGACGGCGAGTTGATGCCTCTCCGCGTCAAGGATGCGTGGTGCCCGACGATTGATCTTGAGACCGGCGCCATTCAGGACTGGCCGTCCGGCACTACCGCCAACATTCACTACAAGGTCTGCGATGCAGGCCTCTACAAGCTGCTCGACGCCGAAAAGAAAGTCGTCCGCGAGATCGACGGATATGTGCCGACGATGATGTCTCCCGGCGGCTCCGGCTATGGCGACTACGTCATCATGACCATCGGCCCAGACGGCAAGATTGAGAACTGGTCCGTCGACCTCGAGCCTTTTCAGGAGGACGGCGAGTGACCTGCACCTGCATCGAAACCGTCAACGAAAAGCTGGCGACCCGCAACACCCGCCTGACGCTTCCCATCGTCTTCGGCCGCAAGCCGGGTGAGCCCGAGCGCCTGATGATCGTCACCGAACAAATCGAGACCGGTCGCGGCAAGGCCAAGGCACTCGGCATGTTTGCTTCCCACTGCCCGTTCTGCGGCGTGGCTTATGGGGAGAGCGCGGCATGAGCGAGAGAAAGCACACTGCCCTGCCGTGGAAGGTCGTAAGCGAACCTAACTTCGACAACGGGAACGTCTACACGTCCATTCAACCGGTCAATGTCGACGAAGAGGCCATGAAGCCTTTGGCCATGATGAGTGGCGAGTTTCATGTCTGCCGAATGAGCCACACGGCTGCGCCTTGGCGGTTCAATTACTACCGCGATAATGCGGCCTTCATCGTCGAAGCCTGCAACTCGTACTATGAGACGCGTGACGCCATCGTCGCCAAAGATGCCGAGATTGCGAAGCTCCGCGCTCTGCTATCGCGCGCCGAGGAATACGTCATCGACGGCGTAACCACTGCCAAAGAGCAAGCGGAGATGAATGCGTCCTACCCGGCCCGTGCGCCTCGCTTCAACGCCGCGCTTGCCGAGGCTCGCCAACTTCATGCGGACATCACCGCAGCCTTGAAAGGCGTTGCAGCATGACCGACCGTCCGATTCTATTTTCCGGCCCGATGGTCCGCGCGCTGCTCGACGGCCGCAAGACGCAGACGCGTCGGCTTTGCAAAGACCAGCCGCCGCCAGGCGTGACGATCATCCGGAAGACTATCCGGCCGTTTGGCAAAGAGCCGTACCACGCATTCGAGCGCCGCACGAAATTCGGCAACTTCGGAGGCGAAGTTCCGGTGAAGATAAGCCGTGGCGACCGTCTGTGGGTAAAGGAAACTCATGCCCGCGTCGGCGACAACGGCGACGACCATATGGCCTGTCCAGATCTGACGAGGCTCGTCTACTACCGAGCCGATGACGTGCAGCCGGAGCTTTCGCGCTGGCGTCCGTCGATCTTCATGCGCCGACAGGATTCGCGCCTCACGCTTCTCGTCACTGACGTTCGGGTCGAGCGGCTGCAGGACATCAGCGAAGAAGACGCAAAGGCCGAGGGCGTCTCCCAGCTCGCGAGCCCCGAAAAGGATGGTCGACGGCACTTCACGGTTCCGGGGCATGAAGCGCCTATCGATGAACCAACCGCGAAGAGGGCTTATGCGATCCTCTGGGATTGGATCAACGGCGCTGGCGAGTGGCACAAAAACCCTTGGGTCGCCGCCTACACCTTCACGGTCATCAAGCAGAACATCGACCAGATCGAGAAGGTGGCAGCATGACCGGCGCCATTCGTTACTTCCACGGCGGGTTCGGCGGCCTCACCGTCGGTCAGTTCGTCCTGCCGCCGGCGACCACGAAGGCACCGTCGACCGCGCGCTTCGGCGCCGCCGGCGTCTGCAACACCAACAAGGTCTATGTCTGCACCGATCAGCACGGCGCTCTTCTATACGCCTGCATGCATTGGTCCGGTTGCGGCAAGGTCTACGAGGTCGAGCCGATCGGCGAGTTGACGCCGGATCCTGACGCAGTGCGGGCTGGCTTCTCCTTCGAGTGCGACAAGGCGCGCGTCCTGCGAGTCATCCGGGTGCGCGGGAAACTCATCAAGCAGGTTCAGCGAGACATGCTCCGGGAGGCGGTATGAGAAGCGTCCCCGAATGGATCGGCAAGACCGACGACGAGAAGGTGCCGCCGCGCGTGCGCCTTCGCATATTCGAGACATACGGCGGCGTCTGCCAGCTCTCGGGCCGGAAGATCATGGCCGGCGATGCCTGGGACCTCGACCACATCAAGGCATTATGGCGTGGCGGAGAGCACCGGGAAAGCAATCTGCACCCGGTTCTGAAGCAGCCGCACCGCGTGAAGTCCAGCGAGGAGCAGACGGTTCAAGCCAAGTGCGACAGGATCCGCAAGAAACATTTGGGGCTCTGGCCGGAATCGAAGGCCAAGATAAAAACGCGGCCGTTCCAAAAGTCGAGGACTGACCCTCATGGAAGAAGGGAGGCGGACAGATGAGCATGTCCAACCTCCCCAACAGGCCCGCCGCCCCAGATGGCACTCATTCTGCCGATCTTAGCTGCGGCTTCAATACGGACGATTGCCTCTCAGCTTCTATGGACTACGAATCCGGAGCTGGTGAGGGAAATTTGCGACACTACCCCGCGCCTCATCGCGTTTGGCGGTCCGGTTTGAGGTGCCTGTGATGACGCAGCCCTATTCCACCAGCAAATTTGGCCGCTCGGAAAGCGCGCCTGACCTGTTCGACCCGCCGATGCATAAAGCTGCAAGTTTTTCCGCTTGCGGCCGGTACCGGTACCGCCTCGAGCGGCAATGGGACGCCAATAAGGCAAAAGTCGCCTTTCTCATGCTGAACCCGTCCACAGCGGACGCCCGACAAGATGACCCGACGATCCGCCGGTGCATCGGCTTCGCGAGAGCATGGGGCTTTGGCGGCTTGATCGTTGGCAACCTCTTTGCCCTTCGCTCCACCGCCCCGAAGGCCCTATACGACCATCCCGACCCGATCGGCCCCGACAACGATCAGCACATTCTTGCGATTGCAAAGAGCGCCCGTAAGATCGTTTGCGCGTGGGGGACACACGGATCTCTTCATGACCGCGGTCGCCAGGTCGCCGAACGGCTCGAATTCTTCGACCTCGTCGCGCTGAAAATCACAGCAGACGGACAGCCAGGCCATCCGCTGTACCTCGCTGCTGACACACAACCTAAATCGTATTTTGCGCCATGACAGTTACACCCGACCTCACCAACGCCAGCCCCGAAACGCGCGAATACTACGCTCTTCCCGAGGAGATCCGCACGGCAGCAAAGGCTATAGCCGGTCCGCCTCGGCCGATGACCCATATCGAAGTCCTGTTGGCGATCGGGACGGCGATCGCAAATGAGCGGGAAGCGGCGAAGAGAGGCGAAAGATGAGAGAACGTCGCCAATCCCTTGTTCCCCCAGGCAGTTGGCCGCCCCGCATGTCCGCTGACATGGCTGCCGGGTACTGCGGGGAAAAGCATGTCGAAGATTTCCTCGAGCGCGTCGGAACGATCTATCCGAACCCGCGCATCGTTGACAGCACGCGACGGAAGTTCTGGTATCGTGAGGATCTGGACCGGGCGATGAACCTCGGCACATCGACGATGTCCTCAGGATTGGGAGCGAAGTTCCGTGAAAAGATCAGGGAAAAGCGGAACGGTGGAACTGCCTAAGCACGTGCACCGCGTCATCAAGCGACGCGCCAACGGTTCGCAAACCGTCTACACCTTCTATACCAGGTTCAGGAACACCAAGGAGGCGTGGCCGTCGATCGCCCTTCCGGAACCGCTTGAGAAGGAGTTCTCCGAACGCCTGTCGATTTGTGAAGCCATGGCCCGCGATGAGAAGGGGTTCCTTCTGGACGGCAAGCGGCTACCGGACCTGAAGAGCAAAGAGTTTTGGCCCGAAGCCACGAAGGCGCACGAAGCATTCATCCGCCGTGGCCGCCAGGGCATCAAGGATTTCAAAGCGCTCGTCGAGGCTTTCCAGAGCGATACCAACCCCTTTTGGACCAAGTTGGCGGCTTCCACGCAGCGCGGATACCGAACATCTGGCGACATCATTAAGGAGACATGGGGAGACGACCTCCCCGTCGACTTGACGACGGTCGACGCGCAGGACGCGATAGACGCCCTCGGGGAGACGCCGGCAAAGGCAAACCAGTTCCGAGCATTCCTGTCCCGCCTCATGGCGTGGGGCGCCTCTCGTGGCTACTGCAAGACGAACGTCGTGGAGATGACGGAAAAGATACCGGGCGGCGAGCCGTGGGTGCCGTGGCCGAACTGGGCTTTTGAGATCCTGCTGGAGCACGCACCGTTCCACATGCAGATGATCGCCATGTCGGCATTCTTCACCGGGCAGCGCCAAGGCGACGTGCTTGCTATGACGAAGCCGAAGGCGGGAGAGAACACGATCGCCGTCCGCGCGCAGAAGACGGGAAACACGGTCTGGATTCCGATCCACTTCGCCTATCGGAAATGGATCGATCGCGTGCCGACGTCCGATAGCGTGATGCTGCACGCCGGCGCTCGCGCTACGTCATACAAGAGCCCCGACGGTTTCCGGACCGAATGGCAGAAGCTCATGGCGAAGGACGCGTTCAAGCCGTTCCGCGAAAACCGCATCGTCTTCCACGGTCTGCGCAAGAACGCTGTGATCAATCTGCTGGAGGTTGGCTGCACCGAGAACCAGGTGGGAGCGATCTGCAACATGTCCGCGCAGATGGTGCAGCACTACGGCCGAGAGGTGGCTTTGAGGAGCCTCGCGAAGGACGCGATGAAGCTCATGGAAGCACGCTGGAGCGAGATCGAGCCGGCCGCTTTCAGGAACAAGAACGGAACGTGA